TTATTAGATAGTGGTGAGCTATCAGACTTATGGTGGAAAAAGCCTGTCCCTAATGGAGCAATCAAACGTACTGCTATATGGACAATCAAACGCCAGCCCTTTTTTAAATAACCATTATAGGTGAGAGATATGATCGAAGTCGGTGTAAGCAAGCCAAAGGAATTATTTTTATATAATCAAATAATAAATACTATTTATGAAAATGGAGAGGGGCTTTCTATTGTTTCAATATTGGGGGTATTAGAGTTAGCTAAAAGACAAATAATTAACAATGCTGAGGATGATCAAGATGAGTGACATGCCAAAAATAGACGATATTAAAAGAATTATCGTTAATATTTATGACCCAAAAGGTATGGTGTTTGTTGGCGGATGGGAAGGGCCATTTGATAGAGACTCAATCCCTGAATACAGGCAAAGAATTTTAAGATTAAAAAAAGTAATTCCTAGCTTGTATGGCATGGGGGTCAGAAAGCCGATAACAAAACTGGGTTATTTAGTTTGTAAAAAATCACTTGCTGGAAGATATGAACTAAAAGGTCACATTGACCAGTGTTTTTTAATTAACAAATACAATGGATTATTCTAAGTTTAGGCCAGTAAATAACCATTATAGGTGAGAGTATGACTGAAGAAGAAATGAGATTAATTATAACCATGTTTATAACTGATTTATCACTGTAGGGATTACACCCCTGTTTTATGCAGGTTGGTGAGCCGCCAACCCCTATTCCTGTCGGTGAATTATTAAAGCTGAAAGACGAATTTTGCAATAAAGCATGTAAATAAATATATATGGATAATAAATTAAAATTTTATTTCATAATATTAATTACTTTAAAAATATGGAGTTTAATACTATTATCGTTAGAGGTAGAAACTTATAATTTTTGTATTGAAAAAGATTATGATAATGCTAGTGTCGATATTATATTAAATCAATTTTGTATCGTTAATATCGGTAAAGATTTACAATATAAAATAAATGTGAAGGATATACAAAATGAGCGAATTCATTAATGGTAATATGATGAAACAACCTATCGATTTTAATTTTTATTACAGATCAGATCAAAGAAGAAAAAACGAAAGACGTATAAATAAATCAACTGCTTTTAGTTGGGATAATAATCCAGATTTTAATGCTGAAAACTTACCCGATAGAAGGTTAACTGAAAGACGCTGTAACGATCGTAGGCAGATTAATGCTAATACATAAGCTATCACATAAAAAACAATTAAAACACGCTGTAATGATGCCTACTTTAGCCAAATAGAGGATATAGTTATGGGATTGAACGTAATATACACAAGTACGCTATATAAGATGAATCATGGCTGGCTTATGACCATGACAAAAAACAACCCTTGGGTGAATGGTTGTGTAATAAGTAAAGATGGGATGCATGAAATAATACCTCAAAGAACGGTAGATATTTTAATTAGCTCTCAGTATATAAAACAAAGTAAAGTAAATAATAGTGAATCATTACATAAAAAGAAAAAAGATGGTTATATTTTAACTGAAAAAGCAAAAAGAATGTTGGAGGTTATAGGATGATAATTATACCCGCAAGAATTAATTCGCATCGTGTTAAGAATAAAATGTTACGCAAAATAAAAGGCAAGCCTGTTATTCAACATACAGTTGAAAATGCACTTAAATCAGAAATAGATAGAATTATTGTTGCGACTGATAGTGATATTATTGCTGGTATGGATTTTGATTCGCGTGTTGAGATTGTTAATACAAAAAATATTATTTGTGAAAATGGTACTGAACGTTGTGCTTACATAGCAACAAAATTAAAATTAAGTAATTCCGATTCTATTATTAATGTACAAGGTGATAACTGGAATGTTAACCCTGATGCTATTAAAAAAGTAAATTACTTATTAGATAATATACCTGTTTATAATAAGCATAGAGCTATGATATCAATGTATGAAGATATAACTGATAAAGAAATGCATGATGAATCCGTCATTAAAGTAATAATTAATAGAAATAATAAAGCATTATTTTTTACACGTTATCCAATAACATTTGCTAAAAAGCATTGTGGTATTTATGGGTATAATGTTTCATTTTTAACTTATTATAAGGCATGGAAAAATAAATCATTAGAAAAAAGTGAATCGCTTGAGCAAATGCGAACACTAGAAAATGATGGTATTGTTTATTGTTATGAATTTAATGATAAGGCTGGTGACAGTATAAATACAGAACATGATTTACTTGTTGCTAATTCTGGTTAAAATCAGCTATGCAGGTTTTATATAATTGTATACCGCCTTTTAATTGCTTAATACCTTTGATAATGGCTTGCATGTTTTTAGATAAGTTGCCGTAATTTTTACCATCTAAACCAGCATAGCGTTCACCACTTTCATCAAATACAATATTAAATTTAACTTTAAGTAAAATTAGTTTCTGTATTTCAAGACTGCTACAATTAATTTTCTGTTTGCTAGATACGTTAATTGATTTTTCCTGAATAGAACTACAACCATACAAAAGACATATTGATATTACAAATAAGCTAATCTTCATTGAATAACCTTTCTATATCAGTTAATACTGTTGCTGTACCTTTGTTAATCAATCGCTTCATTGTTTTAGGTCTTGCGTTAAATAGTTTTTTCAAGTCATGATCATCAATCACTTTGTTTTTACTGGCTTCAACAAGTTTTGCATCATTTAACGTTTTCAAATAGTCACTGTTTTGTTTTACGAGTGATACTATCGCTAATTTATTACCAGCAATTTCAGCATCTTTTAATTTAATAGCTGTTTCTAACGTTTTAATATTAATAGCTTGAGTTTTGTTATCCTCGATTACTCCCGTAACATAGGAGTAACCGAGATAAACAATACCAGCTACAACAGCCGCACCAATTAACTTAGCGTAAAGCATGTATAACGTAACCTAAAACAACACCTATCCCAAAACTGACCGCGTTACTTTTCCAACTTAGTTGTACCCTTTTCCAATACTCTATTACAAACTGCTTTGCCTTCTTTCCGACATTTCTTATCTTTTCTTTCACGTTTATAACTCCTACATTTTGTACTAGCAAAAACTGCTAAGGGGCACTTTTCTTTTTTAGATACCATATTATTATCAGACATAATATTAATATCAAAAGTGCTATTTTCCAGTGGCCTGTCGCAATTAAAAAAGCGACTAAAGCCAGACCAATCCCAATAATATATTTTATTGCTTCTTGAGGTTCGTTGGTGGGTTTGATCTCTTGAACGCTACTAACTTTCCCCCAACCACCGTAAACGAAACAACGTCCTCTGAATATTTTGATTCGATTCCATTTATATCAAAACCAGTCATTGCACCTAAATAAGAACCATCAGGTAAAACAGGAAGTGTATCAGCATTTAAGCTTGTAGCGTTTGGATCTGAAATAGTAAAAGAATTAGGATCGCCATATTTATCAGTTCCGTTATTTAATTTCCAATAGAATTTACTGCCACCAAAAACATAAGGCGTACCATCTACCTGTACAGTCGTACCATCTTCAAAATCAACTGGGTTTGACCATGTAAAAGTTTTAAGTGAAGGATCGGCTGGATCTGCTTTAACCCAAGAAACTGACATACCAAATAAAACACACATTACAATCATTAAATTTTTAAACATTATTTATCTCCAATAGCGGTACTGGTTTTGAATCGTAAAACGATGTTCATTATTATGATAATAAACAAAGCCCATTTATGATAATCTTGTGGTAATTGCAATAAGCCTAGATTATCTTGCATACCAATGAGTATAGCAGCAATCATATTTCCGTTTAGTGTCCATGATTTACGGCACTTGTTTAAAAAGCTTGTCATATTATTCTCCAACTATTTCTACGTGAGGGGTATCATCAAAACTGTTTTGTCTGAAATCATTACTGCCATTCCAGTTACCGCCAAACCGAACTTTATGGCCCATTGATTCAGCGATACCGCGAATGAAACCTTGTAAATAATAAAATTGCGCCGTGTCTTTTGTTTTGTACTTATCCTCTTGAGGCCAAGGTATACCGCGACCTAAAATGTACGGTGCAACATCAACAGCCTTTGACGGATAGCTATTATGCTTACTATGAGGCCATTCAACTTTAGAATTTCCGGCTTCAAATGCTTCAGTTTGTGCAAGTTCAGATCTATGACCGCAAATAATAGTACAGTCGATATGCCTGACTACAACTTCCATAATATCAATTAATCTTTTATCACATGTATCAAGCTTACCTTTTGATGATGTACCGAAACTAGGCATAACAAAACCTCACTATTAAATAGATTATAGACGATGGAACAACAGAAGCAAAAAAATCTAACCATTCTGGTGTACCTTTTTTAAGCAAACCATCCCATATTAATTCTTTACTACCCCAGAACAACGCGGTTACGGCTAATGCAAAATCTATATTTTTTGATATAGCCCAAACAAGCCCGAAGCCTAATAAACCAAATAATATATGATCTCTTTTGTCTTTAGCTAACATATTATTTCAACACCGACTCAACTATTTTTGAAACTACCGGATTATCGGAAGTAGCCACTAACAACGTACCAATAACACCTAATGCAATCCATTTGAATCGTACAAGTGAATCAAAATTACGTTGCATTTTATCCCACATTTTTTCTTCATCAGTCATATGTTTAGTCATTATATCTTCATTTTGTTTTATTCTTTGTTCTTGATATTTATTTTGTGTACGAAGTTCGACAACAATCTCAGACATTGTATCAAGTCGTTCATGAGCTTTATATAATGCTCTACTATCACTTTCTGTAAAATCAGGCATATTACTTTCCTTTATAATCCAGTAGCGGCAAAATGTGATGAAACTTGCGCTGATGTTAGTGCAGTTGCATAAATTGCCGTATCATCAATCGTACCGTCAAAGTTACTTATATTTCCATCACCCGCACCAATAACAAAATCAGCAGTGGAATCAGTTATCGACCCAGTGACAGCCGATGAATCGACCAAAACTTTATCTACATATAATTTAATATTAGATCCATCATATGTACCCATAACATGATGAGAATTACCGTCATTATAAGTTGGTGTCGATCTGGCTTTTTTAGTTGCCCCGCCAGTACGAATAGCAAATTGGAAAACATTATTGGTTGCCGGTATGTTTAATATGTAAGAAAGTTGTGCCGCATTATCCCATTTTGAAACTATGTATTTACCTGTTTGTGTTGAACTGAATGCAACAATAGTTTCAACCGTAATATTACCCGTTATTTTTAAATCTGTCGTATCTGTAACAGATACATAGTCGTTCGTACCATCAAAAGAAGCAGCCGTATCGGTTTCAGTTGAAACTAAACTGGTCACACCTTTCGTAACACCGTTTGTATAGGTTCCATCCATTACATGATTAACATCTGAATATGCCGTTGATGCCGTTGTTTCACCTAAACGCCAATAACCAATCGCTCCATCTGTTATAACCGCAAAAGGATAAGTTGCCGAGGCATAACCTAAACTTAACGCTTTATGTTTTCTTACAGTGATTTCAGGTAAGGCCGTAGCATAAACTGCAACTTCGTCGATAACAGCAGATACAAATATATCTACACTATTTCTTGCGCCTATATTAAAAGGTTCAGCACAAACAGTAGATGTACTTAAATTATTAACATCGGTTGTCATAGTTTGAAAAACACCATCTACCGATAATTTCATTCCTGATATATTAGAACTTCCGTTATATGTCCACACAACATGATGATCTTCACCATCATTTATCGCTACTGCATAATGACTCTCTAATCTATTAGCATAAGTTGTACCTATAAGTGATATATAAATATAGTTTATATAAACATACAGAGAATAACCACTATAAGGTGCAGTATTAGATTGTTTTGATATTATAGAAGCACCACTACCACCACCATCATCTGTTGTGTTAATTAAAAACTCAATAGAAAAACGATCACCTTGATCAAAATCAAGAACATCACCCATCGTAATAAAATCATTTGTTCCATCAAAAGAAACAGCAGTACCACCAGAATCACTTATTAACTTAGCAACACCTTTTGTAACACCATTAGTATAGGTTCCATCTAAACTACTAGCATAATCAACGGCAGTCGATCCCGTTGCTTCGTCCAGTTTCCAGTAAGCAGCCGCACCATCTGCTATTACCGCCGAAGTATAGCCATAAAAAGGTATGCCAGAACCACCAGAACCTGCCGCACCCATTCTTGCACTGTTGGCAATAAAGTATTTTGGTTTAATAAAATCAAAAATAAGTGATCTGAATTTATTCATGCGAATTTACGTCCCGCCGCCATTGCATACCAAGTTGTACCGCCGTCCCTAGTTGTAAATGTCCATATATCTTTTTCGCTTGCACCGCTACTAATAGTTGAGGCTGCACCACTAGCATAAATTATAGTATCTTTTAACGTTAATGTCCTTGATCCCGTACCGTCTTGATCTAAGTAAACAGTAAGTGACCCATTTTTTAAACTTGCCGGTGGATTAGTAAAACCGACAGAAGCATTTGCTTGAAGCACAACATGGAAAACGTTAGCCGTTGTCATATCCAAACTCACATCAGTAACACCGGCAGATACATTTACAGATACAACTGTTTCAGAGTAATCTTGTATTTCTGCTTGCTTGATAACCTCATTGTTCATATCAAGCGTACCGCCAGCAGTCATAATATCCGTAACAGAAACGATTGCCCAATTAGATGTAATAATAGCTTTACCAGTTGAACCACTAAATCTAGGAATACCGTTTGCCGTTGCAGAAGCAGGGCCAGTAACATCACCAGTACCAGCGACCGCAGCCCATTCAACCGTTGAACCTGCCGCGTCCACTTTTAACACTTGTCCCGGTGATCCTATAGGTAAAACAGATACCAAAGCATTTCCAGTACCGACTAGAAGTTGACCTTTATCTGTAATCGTTGCAGAAGAAATGCCGTCCGTTATGTGTGTACCCCAAGAAGAATTTGCATAAATTAATTCAACACCTAAATTATTATCATAAACACGCCAACCGTCCGTAACTGCCGAAACAATAATCCATGCCGAATTAAAGTAATAAGCTATATTATTTTTTTGTCCGTTCCAATTACCACTGGCTACCGCAGAGGTAATAATATAAGTATCGCCTTCAGCAAAAGTAGATACAGGAATATCTGGTTGCTGACTAATAATGTGAGGCTGTGTAATAGCATCTAAATCACGCAAGGCTTGATTATGCGTTAAATATTTAGACGCTTGTGATTCTGCTATTTCTGGCAGATCTAATTTTGGAGTTGTCATACTGTTACCTTCCTAATATATCCTCTGCCGACTGTTTCTGATAATTGAAATACACCAATAGTTAAATTTGATTGTGCGCTTCCAAAATCAGTAACTACTTGTGCGCTTGTGTATGTTGCGGTTTCACTTGTCACTGTAGCCAATGTATTAACTATTGTCGATGCAGATGGATTGCTATGTATCTCAACTAAATATTTTTCTGAATCTTCATTAAGTGTAGCATCAACAGCATCTCGCCATTCACCACCAAAACGAGTTCGCCTTTTCCATGTAAAAGTCCAGTTACCGTTTGTTGCTTGTGATCCTTTTACATCAACCGGGGAATAAGGCTTTAAACAAACGGCATTATTCGTAAAATCTTGTAGTGATGTATCTGCTATCGACTTACTGAGCGTTACTGCTTTATATTTTGCGCTTGTACCGATAAGGCTTGAATCTTCTAATATTCGTAATATTGAAGATGAATCCAATAAAATAAATCTATCACCTGATACATGTGTTCCTGTAGCCCAATCAGTTCCTTTTAAACCACGCATCAAACCACTTAACGTATATGTTCCATCCCCTTCAAGTGTTGCAGTTTTAAAAGCAATTATCTCACTACCTACTAAGCACCAATTTGATCCATTTAAAACATTTATTTCAGTTTCGCCAGATAATGTTCCAGATATGAGTGAAACATTAACTGTATTTGCATAATCCCATTGCCAAGGATATGAAGTATCACCTAACGCACCAATCGTAGTTCCTTTTGTTGATGCTGTTACTAATGAATTAAGTTCGTTGTAAACAACACCACCATCAGTTGATTTATATATAACGCAACCCGGCCAATTTGTGTTGTACCCACTAGCAGCAGCATAGTAACCACTAGAATTGTCCAAATCTCTTAACATCGGAATATCCAAATAGTTTATAGAAGTTGCGCCTATTACTGGAACGGTCTGACCTATTTGATTATCCGTTCCACCTACTGCGTTAGAAGTGTATAAACTTGTTTCATCTGCAACACCCTTTATCTTAACTAACAAAGGTGCTTCATAGTCGATATTTGTAATGCGAATTAAATGCGTTACATTATTTAAAGTAATTGACAATCTATCCGAAGCATCTAATTTTACATATTTAAACGGTAGCGTAATTTCATACTGGACTCGTTCAGTCCAAACGTTATATAAAATAATATCTGCTATTTGTGCAGGTGTATCACCACCGGCAAAACTAATAGGTAACTGAAGTGTAAAAACACCATCAACATTTTTTATTTGTCGTTGTGCGTATTCATAACCTTGTTGATAATCTGTAATTGAATTGAGATAAATAACTTCAACTTGATTAGGTAATTCCAGTTCATCAAGTCGAGTGCGCTTCAGCTTATCTGGCATTGTACTGCCATAATTATAAGCGGCTAAATCTTCGATCGGTATTGTATAAGTAGTCATATTATCTCGATACGAATTTTAGTTTAAAATCAGATTCAACAACATCAAAAGAATAACCGTGGCTCAAAGATACTAAATAATCTCTACTCGCACTTTTTTCGCTTATAATATAACCATTAACGATATCGGTTAAATCGGTTACATCTACATCATTAGAAACAAGACCTGCATCTATACAAATTGAAGAAGCGATAGCAGATAAATTTTCTGTTGCATCTGTTATCAATGGGCCAGTTTTTAAATAAACTGATTTAGCAGTTGAATCAGTAGTAATTAAATAACAATCTGACCCATAATAAATTTTACCTCTAACATCACCTGAAGTAACTAAATCTATAGGAAAAGTTAAACCATAATCTGTAGACACTCTAAGTCTATTTCCATTGCTAGCTAAAATTGTTCCATTATCTCCATATTTAACAGAAAGATGACTACCTTCTGGTTTCACTACAAAAGACCAATTTATACCTTTATCGGTAGATGTATATATATTTCCATCACCATCTGAAATTAATACAGTATCAACATCTTCCATATAAAAACCACTAAAAGCTATAACAGCAGCACCCGACCAGCTTCCTCTATATGACCAAGTTACAGCTCGATCATAAGAAGCATAAACATTATTACTTTGAAATAATAAATATAGATCGTCGTGTACTCTGATCACTAAATAAAATACGATTGATGCAGGAAGTGTAAATGTAGACCAATTATCACCGTAATCATGTGAATAATAATGTGTAAAAAGACCATATACTATCATTACACCATTTCCCATATAAGAAAAACCACGATTACTTGATCCACCTGCAATCGTAAATTTTTCCCACGTAACACCGTAATCTAACGATCTCCAAGCATCTGAATTAACCTTAATAATAAAATACCCATCTCTATCATATAATTCAAGTAACTCAGCAACATTACCAAGAAAAGGAACAAAATATCTCATGTATATCCAAGTAAGCCCTATGTCATTAGAGTAATATAAATCTAATCCAGAAGTAGCGTACAGCGTCCCGTTACTTGCTAACATGGTTGAAAAAAAACCAAAGGGAGCCGTTGTTATTAATTTCCAATCATCTGATAAAGTGCCTTTTCTGGAAACCTCTACAGTTATTATAGGTAATCTTCTGCCGAACTTTTCTAAATCCAATCCTTCAAAAACAATATATGACAAACCGCGAAAGGCGGGTACATTACCAACTCCTTCATAACTTTCTATTAATGCATCCGGTAATTGATCTTCTGTTCCAGTATAAATACTGATACTGTCAAAAGACAATTTAGATTCTATTATTTCAGCAGGTGTAGCATCATGACTTTTATTATAGATTAATATTGAATCTGCCCATATCTTAGATATACCTAATATTTCACCTTCACATACACCAACTGCAAAATTACCCGCGTATGAATATGTTGTAAAACTTGGGCCACTACCTTTACCGCTTTGTTCCGTTGCAGTTTCTATTAGATCTGTAGACCATATTATATTAGTGCTTGTTCTTGCCGTTCCATATATCTTATTTATATCTTTTCCGAAGGTAGAAGAAATAACTTTTAAATTATCTGACCGTGGGCCGAAACGATCTGCACCGCTCGGAAATAATGCTTCACCAATTATTGAACCCACAACGCTACCGATAGCACCACCAACAGCACCGCCTAAGTTACTACCTATTGATTGCCCTAACGATGAAAATACGACTGAAGCCATTTAGTTTCTCGATATGAACTTTAGTTTAAAATCAGATTCAACAACATCAAAATGATATGCTTGTTGTAAAGGCTGTATCTGATTCCTAGAAGGTGAAGGTAATGTTGAATACCCATCAATAGTAGAAGCCGATAATTCTGTTAAGTTTAAATCAGTTCTATCTAAGCCAATACCATCACAAACATCTACAACCACACTCGATAATGCCACTGAACTGGACGACAATAAAGCGGAAGTATAAAAAATTTCTGATGGTGTAGAAAAAAATCCGTGTGCAAGATACTTAGCACCGCCGTTTGTTTTTAAAGATAACGTTCCTATTAATGTTAATGTTCCATCATCATCTAAAAAATACGCACTGTAAGTGCCGCTACTAGTATTAAAAACAACAACATTTCGACTTGTGTTTGGTTGTTTTCCTACGGTAAAGTTTCCATTGAAAAGTGTCGGTATACTAGTCCATGTTACTAATACATTAAGGTTTAAATCTAATTTTAATAAATTGTAACCACCTGAAAGTTTTTTATGATAGTAATATATTTCATTTTCATCACTAACGTAAACATTAGAAAGATTGGTATCTAAATCGCTAGGATAATACCATTTTTCTGGTATGCCTCCATTACTAAGAAGATTATTTGCTGCATCTATTTGATACCGATTTATTGATCCGTCTGCATGAGGCGCAAAAATATAAGCGCCTCCATTAGGTACAAACAAATAACCAAACGTTCCAGAACAAGCGTTTGATCCTAATGCACCAGTCTTATCCAACATGTATTGAAAATCACTTCTATACCACAACTCTGTTCTATTCGTTCCTAGTGTATGTTCAAAAGCAGTATAATTATGATTATTATTGCAGTTACTTTGACTAGCTGGTGATGCTGCCAAAGTTCCATCCAAACTTAATATAGTTTTACTTAATAAAGCATTATCTAAATCATATTTATATTCAGTGAAAGTTCCTGACGCTAAAGTATCCCATACACCGATACTAACCAAACCATCGTCATATAAAAAAGAACCATCTTCTCTTGTAACGGGATTAGAAAACTGATCAAAGTTGCTTCCAGAAAAAGCACCTTTTTCTATAACTTCCGCAGTTATGTTTGGTAATCTATTACCGAATCTTTCTAACGCTAAATCTGAAAATACAATATAAACTAATCCTCTGAATGCAGGCACATTTCCAACACCTTCATAACTTTCTATAAGCGAATCCGGTAATTGTGTTTCTGATCCAGTGTAAATAGATATCGCACTTAACAAATCAAAACTATTAATAATTGTTTCTATATCACCACCAACAGAAACATCATAGATTAATATTGAATCTGCCCATATCTTAGCAACACCTGTTACTTCACCTTTACATAACGCTACTGCAAAATCACCGTAATAAGCATATGTTGTGCTTTTTTGTCCACCACCTTTACCACCAGAAGATGATGTTGCAACTTCTTTTAAATCGACTGCCCATATCGTATTAGTAGCGGCTCGCATCGAACCACGAATTATCGGTATTTCTGAGCCAAACGAATTTGTATTTACGTTTAAATCATTTAATCGTGGGCCTTGAATTGGATCGGGTTTAAATATGGCGCGAGTGATTGCATTGACAACAACGCCAACAACAACTTTTATTAATATGCCAGCAACGGAAGCCACTATTCAACACCTATGTATTTATACATTGAATAAATTCGTCTTTCCCATTTTGGATCTAACCGATGTTCAACACATTTACCTACATTGGCATATGCATGAATAATCGTATTTTTATCTGTATAGATAGCAACATGTTGTGGTTCATTGATAAATTTCATTAATAAGATACAACCGTTTTCCAACGTATCTATTTTTATTAAATGTTCATTCAATGCTTTTTGTAATTCACCGTTAGCAGGTTCACGACCGTAATCACTACGATCATATTTAGTTATGCTTAATGCTTGCGCTACTTGTTGAACGACACCAATACAATCAACACCACGACCTTTAACACGCGCTTGATGCTGAAAAGGTGTTCCAATCCATGTACGCGCTTCATCCACTATTTGTTTTCTGGTAATCATGTTTGACCACCAAATTGTGTGACTTTATCAATACCGGGGATAAACGGTTCCGCTCTCATATTAACAATATTATCAAACGTATCTCTACATGTAGCCAAGTCTTTATCACAACCTATTGTTACTGTAAATGTATCTCCAACCTCAATACTATAAGGCATATTTTCGTAAAGATAAAAATTATAGAAAGCCATGCTTTTTACATATGACTTTATTTCCATTGTATATCCAGAATTATTCCCACTTGTCCAAGTCAAAACGCCATAATCAAAAAAACCAGTATCTTTTCCTAATGTTGTATCTATAAAATGTCGTCTACTTGGTGCTGATGAAACTGTACCTTGATGTGTATATGCATCAAATGCAGTCCATGTTATTGTATTGTCAGTAGTTGTACTTCCTATTGTTGTATTCCAAATTGGTTCACTTCCAGAACTTGTACCAGATGCCGTACAAACATATCTTCTAGCATCATAACTAGATGCTCTAACAATATCATCAATGTCATATGCAGTAGATGAAGCCCATACATCAGGCAATAAATTTACACCACATCTTGTATCACCTAATTCAGCTCGACATCGTAACGAATAACGTTCACCTACTGGTTGTTGAAGTAATTGCGCTAATGATCTGTATTCAGCAACATATTGTTCATCTTGTGTTGTTATATTACCGATACGACCACGACCCATTTTTATTTGACCCATCGTTAAATCGTTATAATTAACCATGAATGTAAATACTTCTGCATTGTCGTATTTCTTAGCTTCAATATCCGCATCAGTAATACCATCGGAATTAAGTAAACCAAGAATATCCATATTATCCACGGCCATATTATCATTCTTAGTTAATGCAGAAGGTGTATATCCGGTAGCAGCTTCATATACAACACTGGATACTTCTAAATCAACAACGCTATCAGTAAAACCAAGTACAACACCATCTTCACGTATCATTCTCCAGCATGTAGATAAAGTTGTGTTTCCACTTTCTAAATGTGCTGACATTTCAGCCGTTATAACTTTACTCATATCCTTATTTCCACGACTTCAATATCAGTCGTTGTTATATCGTAATCATCATGAATCGTATCGAATATATCCGAGTTAAATCTAACAGGAACATCAAACTCAAAACCGGCTTGAATAACTTCACCGTTTTGTGGATGTGTATTAGCAGATGCTGAACTGGTATAAGCACCGTAACCACTAGTATCATGATCTGTTTCAAGTGTGTTAGCCGTAGTGCTAGTAATTGTTATTCGCTTACCATTTATTTCAGTCATGCCTAAAGCATTATCAATGTAAAGTGTTTCACCTGTTAAATATGAATGGCCTGTTATAGTAAATACAGAACTAACCGCTTGTGTTATAGCAGATACAATAGCCGAAACATCAGTTGCAAAATTAATCGTTCCGGTACTGGCTAAAACTGATACTTGTGATGAAGGATATAAAACACTACTGACCGCAACCACAACTGTACTTGCAAGTGGTTTTGATATCTTACGTGTAAAAGATCTAGCACCTTTCACATATTGTTTATAAAGTTGATATGAAGAAGTACTTATAACAGCCGAAGCCGTAACAGAGCAATCAAATGCTGTAGCAGATGCGTTATTAACACCACTCGTATAATCATGCCAATCTTTATAACGAAAACCATCTGCCATACCGCGAACAACATAAAAATGCTCTCTTGCGCCGTACATTTGTTCAGATGTTTTTATACCGTAACGAATATTAAATTTATGTAATGGGTATAACCAGTTTGCATTTCTTGTTTCATAGCCAGAATTTACAATAGCAACTGATGTATTAAACATAGGGCCACCTTTTGACCCATAACTTATATCATCTGGAAAAACTGGATCTTCTAAAAATGGCATTATGTATTCCTTCGCATTGCGTTCTGTATACCACGACCAGCAGCCGTTGCTACTTGCTGTTCTGATTGTGCGCTAACGTTTCCGTTAGGTGCAGATATCGTGAAATAATTATTGACCGTCATTCCGCCGTTGCCACCTTTTTGATCAGGCTTAGTAACCGTTACTGTTTCGTTAGGTGATGCTTTAAATTGTACTAATTGAGAATCAACACCACCTGAACCACCTACACGAAACGAACCACCACCAGCAAAGCCGCCACCACTTTCACTACCACCACCAAATACAGCACCTAAAGCACTTTCAATTATTCCACCAAAGCCACTACTACCGCCTCCACCGCCGCTTGATGTGCTTGAACTGAATAATGAATTAGCTAAACTTTCACCTAAGTTTTGTGAAATCACTCTACTAAATGAAGCTAATATACTTTTTGCTAAATCTTTAAATGCATCACTTGTTGATTTAGTTCCCATAATCAAACTATCAAACGTATCGGTAAATGCATCTTGAAAATCACCACGTACTAAATCAGATGCACTTGTTAATGACGCTTCTAATGAGATAATTTGTTCATTTATTCTAGCTTCTTTTAATTCCATTCCAGCAGCTTTAGCAGCAGCCGCTTCTTTTTTCAATAATTCAATACTTGCTTTTGTTGTTTTATTTTGTCGCTTAATTAAATCAATAGTGGTTATTCTACCTTTTGTAAAATCAGCTTGATCTCGTGCTTGCTGTAAAGAAATTTCTGAACGCTGTATTACTATTGCTTCACGTTCGGCAGAAGTTAGATCCATTGAGGCTTGACGTACCTTTTCCTTAGCAAACGCTAATTCAGATAACGCCCTAGTTTGTTCAGGTATTGTTAATACACCTTCACGAATAGCAAGATTTAAAATATCTTCCTGTACTTTTAGTTTATCAGTAGCAGTAGCAACACCTGTTAAATTCCTAATAGCTTGTCTTGCTTGATCATCAGTAATACCAGCCGCACCAGATTGGCCGCGCAATCTGTTTACCTGATCAATCTCACGTTGTATTGCAATAGTAGGATCAACACCTTCTCTTATTTGACGTGCTTTATTTAGATCAAATAACTCACCTGCCAGCATTTTAATTAAACCTATTTGTTTTGTTATGCCAGCGTTATATGCTTCTTGTGCAACTTGCGCGATTTTTATTTCACGTTCTGTTTTTCCATATAAATTAATTTGCGTCTTAAGATCATCAGCAAATTTTTGCCCAACTGTTTTAACAGGCTTACTTAATTTTACATTTATATCATCAACATTTTTCTTTGCCGCATCTAATGCAAAATTAAGATTATCTATTGCTTTTTTTCCACCAATTTTTAAAACAGCTTTTAATATAACAGGATTAGATAATTCTTGTTTCAGCTTTTGTAATTCCTCTAATTTTTGTTGTGCTTTTCTTAATTCAGTTTGACCACCTAAAAATGGTGCTGTAGCAAAAGCTATTTTAGATTCAAGACCTTTTGCAATATTTTCAGGCTTTGCATCTTCTTTTCTTTTTATATTAGCATCATTAATTGATTTAGCTAATGCAGCTCGATCTGGTGTATCTGCTAAAGCAGGTACTAAAAAGTCTTTTTGCTGTCTTAATTTTTCAGCAGTAGCTTGAACTCTAATCAATCCTTCATTCCATTGTTCTACCTGTATTTTTATATTTCTAATTTGCTTTTCCATGCCTTTATAAATAGAAGTGCTTAGACCAAATCTTAATTGTTGCTGTCGAATACCTTTTATTTCAGTTTGAGCGTTTGCTATTTCTTTCTGAAAATCAGATGCCTTATCTTTTGCAGTATCAAAAGCAGCAGCAACTTCTAATCTTGATAGTTTACCTAATGAAGCATTTAATTTATCAACTTCACCATTTAATTCACCCATTCTTTCTTCAGCAGATTTCATGTTGCTAGTAAAAAACACTAAAGCACTAGCGGCTGTAATAAATAACCCAACAGGGCCACCTAGTAAAGTCATAATGCCGCGTAATCCAGCACCAGCAGCACCCATTAAACCCATGCCTACAGTTGTCTTTTTCATTACAGTACCAAGACCGGCTGTAGTTGCACTACTTAATTTAACTGTTTTATTCGCTAGAGCTAATTGTTTTGATGTTGTTAATGCAGTAGTACCAAGTACAGCCATTGATGTACTTGCAGCCGTTGTTGCCGCAGCCGATGCAACCATTGTTTCAGTTGTTACAGCCGTTGCCGCAGCCGCTAAATTATTTGCAGCTATCATTGCTGTAACACCAGCTTTTAATTTAGTGAATAAATTGACTATCTTTGTCAGAATAAAAAATGTACCTAATGCTTTAGTAAATGAAATAATTACATCAATATTATCTGACATAAATCTCAAAAGATCTGCTAATGATTGTACTAATCCTCTTAATGGAGAATCAGCACCTTCAGTTATAGCTAATTGCAAACCTTCAAACGCACTTCCAAGATTTTTTAAATCACCTTGTAAATTATCTACATTAGTTCTAGCTTGTTTTAATGCAACACCATTTTCATTAACCTTACTTGTCATTGCTATTAATTCTTTTCTTGCTGAAATTAATCTTTGACCTGCAACAACATTTTCAGTACCAAATATTTCCATTAATTTAGTTGTATTATCAACATCAGGTGCTAATTCTTCTAATGCATTATTTAAATTGAATATCCCATTAGTTACACCGATGCCATTTTTTTGTAATAGTAAAAATGCATTTCTTAAGCCAACACCAGCTCTAGCACCTTTAAGACCAACACCCGCTAATATTTGAATACTTGCATTTAATTGTTGAAATGAAATTCCAGCAGATGCCGCAACCGTACCCGCTTGTTTTAATGCTTGGCTTGTATCAGCTATTTCAGATGCACCAAATTTTGCACCAGCCGCAAGAACATCAATAAATTTAGTTGCAGATTCAGCACCCTTACCATATTGGTTTAATGCGCTACCTAATGATATTGCAGATTGCTGAATAGATATGTTTGCAGCTTCAGCAAGGGTAATAGCTTCTTTAGTTACAAACGCTAATGCCGCACCACTTTCCAAAAGATCAGGTTTAGCAGATGCAATTAATTTAAATGCTTCAGCAACACCAGATGCAGATAAAGTAGTTGTTTCACCAAATTCTTTTGCTTTATCTTTTAAGAAATCTAAATCTTTACCAGTAGCACCAGTAATAGCAGATAGATTAGATATAGTTGCATTAAATTCTATTGATGATTTAATTGCATTAACAAATAAAAATCCTACACCTAAACCTACAAATGCAGCTTTTAAACTAAAAATAGAACCTTGAAGTTTTGAAAATGCGCCACCAGTTTTTTTAGATGTTGATTGTACATTTCTTGAAAACTTGTCATTAGCTTGTTCAGCTCGTTTCAGACCTGTTACAACACCTTTGGAATCAACTTTTAATTCAAGTATTTCTGTTGGCATGTTCTTCAACCCAATCCAAGTAAGCATTATCCATTGCTATAACAACTGTTATTAATAATTCCCTATCAATAACATCAAATAATCTGCAATAACATTCTATTTCAGTTAAAGGTATTGGTAATGCACCAGACATTTCCGCCCTTCTACTTCTATGCATTAATGAATAAGCGTTATAAATATTTTCATACTTTGATTCAAGTATTGGCTTATTCCTTAACGCTTGTACATTCATTCCTTGCTGTACAAGCCCCTCTAAAAACGTTTCTTGTTTGCCCCATTCTAAGTTCCATTTTAAACAGTTAACGACTTTTCCACGGTTTCATCTATTTGTTCAGCTCTGAATAATTCAGCATCTTGTGCAATCGTTACAATATAATCACGAAAATCTTTTAAGCGTTTATCACTTAAAACCATCATTGCATTTTCACGGCTATAACTAAGTGGCTCACCTTGATAAGTAAGACCTTCCCAATCCAATAAAATACCACCTACAATAGCTTCATTTAAAATCTTTTCAGAAATATCATCATCTAAACGATTTTGATCTATCAATCGCTTATAAGGTGACATTTTAGCTTGCAGTAATTTATTAAATTTCTTGTTACCGTAACGTGCAACTTTAATTCGTGAATCTTCGCTAAGATCATTCCATACACCATCTTCTGATGCTTCAACATTACTTTCAAAACTAGATAAATCCATAATTTATTCCTCTTTCTATTGGTGAATTTTATGCATCAAGTGCATCTATTTGGATTGCATAAGTACCTGTAGTATCTACAGCAGCACCCCATGATCCTTCTTGTACGATATCCTGATTAGGGCCACCCGCTACAATAGTCATATCTGTATAGGTAGTATTTGGAATATCGACAACATAACTATTTCCACTTGCATCGGTAATTTGAAAACGGAAATTTGATTTAGTACCTGCCGTAAACTTATTAATCAAAGTATTATTTTCAAAATAAGCGGTCATAGATCCAGTTACTTCACAACGACCTGTACCGATACCGGCAAGGTTTGCAGAACCGACTACAGGTTGATCACGCGGGTTATTGTTTAAATCAATTGAAACGCTTTGAAATGCAATGCCTGTGATAGCCTGTCCACCTTCCCATATACGCGCAACATTATTAGATGCGTTCATAACAAGATTAGTTGAAGCGGCTGTTGTAGCTGAAGCTATTGTTGCTGAAGCGGCTGTTTGACCAACACCGGCAAAACCGATAGTACCAGTCATGATAGCCTGTGAATCAAACGCAAGGCTAAGTGTGGTTGCTCTCATACCAGTATAAACGGCTGTAGCTGATACATCGGCGAATTGTTTTTCAATCGTATAGCTTTGTGCAAGTACACCGTTACGTAAATTCTTACCGCGTAATGTAGTCGTGGCAGCAAATACATCTGAAGTAAAAGCAGCAGCAACACCAGAACTTGCATTAGCAAGTGTTACGATTGTTGTTGATGCACCTACGGCAGAAACGCCGGTTACTCGATAGTCACCATCGTTAGCTATTGCAGAAGCATTTGCTACACGTAGTAATTGACCCACTAATATATTATCAGCAGCCGTTAAAGCATCGTTAACATGGATATCAGCACCGGAAAAGTAAGATGATGCAACTGTTGCGGATACAGTAGTCGTTGCCCATGCACCTTGTAATGCGCCAGCAAGCAAAGTATCTATATCACCATAACGTAATTCAAAACCAACATCACCACCAGCACCACCACCAACTTGTGTAATGTCTGATACGTTTCGGTCTGAACGGATAGTATCTGATGTAACGGTATTTACATTTGATTTAAAGGATTCAGAAGTAAAATTTAACTCCTGCATATTAGGGCCAGTAGGTTGAACAGCAAATGAAGCCTCTGCTATATAACGTACACCTACTCGGTTTGAATCTGAAAATTGTTGTCCCATTAGAAAAGCCTCCAAAGTGTAATTAGAATTCAATTACAGCAAGGAGGCATTTTATCAGCGAGGCTTTTGAACGAGGCTTGATAACGTGCTTGCCGTTTCAAGTAGTATAGACAAAAAAAAGCCGGGATACTATACCCGGCTGATTTTATTACTTGTCATTAGGATGTTTCTTGTTATGTCGTGCTTTTCGTTTAGCTTTATTTTTCGCTTTACGATCTTCAGTCAAATAACGTTCACACCATTTTTTATTACGTCCAAATTTGCGGTTCTTTTTACCGCGTTTATGTACGAGTACCATGAGCTATTACTCCTATGTTGTTTTATAGCTTCATGGTGTTTCTCCTTTATTAAATTGGCAGCTCTGTTCAGAATTGAACTGAAACTTGTTGATTCAAAATCAACTGTACTACCGTTATACGACAGAGCTTTAATTAGCTCTGTTGTTGTAATTGGTCGGGGTGGTGGGATTTGAACCCACGGCCTCTCAGTTCCAAACCGAGTCGTCTACCAAGCTGACAATACACCCCGTTATTGGGGTGATTCGGTTTTTCTTGTGAATTAATTCGTTTCATGCTGTGTATTTTACTATAAAAACAATAATTTACAACAAAAAAGTAATATCAATATGACATTTAAAATCAATAACTTACGTAAAATATACAAAATAAATGAAAAAAACTTGAAATTATACTTGTATCTTATGAAATAGTGTGTATAATTTAAATCATAGAGTAAACAAACAGCAACCGAGTAAAGGTGAATAAAATGTTAAAAGTAAAAAATGTAGTAGGAAGTTATCCAGCTTACGATGTAATCAATAATGAAGATGAAAATGGTGTTATTAAGCTTAAAGCTGGTGATAATTTAATTAAGAAAAATCATTTAACTAAATTTAAAATTAATAGTGTTATGAGTTATGCCCTTGAATATAACGAATGTCCGATAAAAGCATATGAAAGAGCAATCGAATTAAAACAAGAAGTTTATTTTATATTTGGACTTGGTTCATGCTTGACTAGCCATAAACAAAAACGAAAAGAATATATTGAAATTTATGCAGGTGCTAAAGTTTATTTTCAGGGTAAAAACTTTATAGTTAAAAAAGCAAACAATGATAATTTCAATCTTGAAGAAATTAAATAATTAACCAGCACAAGGATGTGCATAACCGAGTAAAGGTGAAATAAAATGCAACAATTACCAAATGAATTAATAAAAAAAATGAAACCAACTAACAAAGTAGGTGTTCAAGAATATAGGCATCAAATAGATCATCTAGTTGATGTAATGCACCAGCATCATTACGCATGTGTTGGTGCTAAAGAAAAAAGCAATAACGCAAAAATAGCTCAAAGAGTTGGTGCTGCATTAATTGATATGTATTGCCCACGCGCTAAACAATCTGATATTGATCGTGCTGAACGCATTATAGATAGATCAGTTGATTATATAAATGATAATTTGATTAAAGGGAAATAGAAATGGAATGTAAACAACACTATTCAGATAATCAAGGTTTTTGTCATACGTGCGGAATTAGTATGGCTGATGCTGATAAAGAATTTACACGAGAAGAAATAGTTGATTGCTTAAAAGATTTATATTTAGCTATTGATGGATTAACAATTAGTCAACGTAAAGATACTGGATTGTATTCAATGTTAGCAATAAATAAAGCATGTGAAATTATTAGAAGTGAAGATAAATAAATTTTAAAGGAGGCAATTATGAATAATATATCTATATTAGCTTTACTAGCTTTTGATATGTTTATCGTATTTTACGATTTAATGTTGTTGTTAACTTTTTAAATAAGGTAAATATTATGATGCTAGGTTTTGTAAAAAAAGGTGATTATCATTTTAATCAGATTTTATCAAAAATGAAAATGCCTATATGGGAAGTTTGGACAATAGACGGTATTAAATGTACTGAAACTTATATCAGTCTTAATTCTGCTATTAATGATTGGTGCGGAGATTTGAAATGATATCTGTAAATGATAATAAATGGCAAATGGCATTATTTAAAACAATCATCTATCAATATGATAGTGCTGTAGATGCAATTATATTTATTAGACAATTATATAAACCTGATGAATTATTTTACTTTGATGATGGTATAAAAAAGTATGCAATTGAATCTGGATTAATTACATCTGACTTAATAAAAGAAATGTTTTTAATAAATGGTAAAGCAATGGTGGATCATGAACGTAATCAAGATGTAATAAAACAAAATATAGCTGAACAAAAAACTAAACGTGAAAATATAAAACAATTTTGTAATACATACTTTGGAGATTTGAAATGACTAAAAATGAAGCTGCAATTGTTAGTGCGTATACAGGTATTTTAATTGGTGAATTTTCAAATATGCATGAATATGTTGAAAAAATAATGGATAGACCTGTGCTGACACATGAAATGGGTAATAAAGAGATAGCAAATGAAATAAAAGAAAAATCTAAAAATGATTTCATATCAATGGAGGTTATTTGAAATGATATTTAAACATTGGGATTGTGTAATAGAACGTCAAACTTATTATAACGGTAGAACTGCTTTAGTTCTAAATGAAAAAGCGACTGGTGAACGTATAGCTGTTGCAACTATTAACGTTCAAGAAGAAATTTATGATAACGAAGTTGTTATTAAAGATTACAGTGAAAATGAAGGTATGCTTGATGCTTTAATTAGTGCAGGTATTGTTAAGGATACAGGCAAGCGAATTAAATCAGGTTTTGTTAAAGCACCTGTATGTGAATTGTTATGAGAGGCTATGCATGTATAGGATTAGATAATCCGAAATCAGGTGTTAATGTTGGTGCAGCTTTACGTGCTGTTGGTTGTTACGATGCTAAATTTATTGCTTATACAAATAAGCGATTTAAAGCATTTCCAACTGATACCATGAAACAGATTAGGCATAAACCATTATTTAATGTTGATAATCTAAAAGATATTATTCCACATGGTTGCGTACCTGTTGCAGTTGATTTAATTGAAGGTGCTATACCTTTGAGTGAATACAAGCATCCAGAACGTGCGTTTTATATATTTGGTGCTGAAGATGCAACATTAGGTGAACGTATTACTTCATGGTGTCGTGATACTGTTTATATACCAACTAACGGTTGTATGAATTTAGCCGCAACTGTAAATGTAGTTTTATACGATAGAATGGTAAAACAAAATGAAGTATAAATTTAAATCAAACTATCAATATATAAATAGTGTTACTGGTGTTGAATCTCAACATGTTATTCAAGATGAACCTATGATATATGGTGGATCATGGAAGTGGTGCAGACAAAATGCAGGGCCATTAACTAATAATATTATGGATAAAATAATAAAAGATGTAGAAAAAGAAATATATAGACATAGTTTAATGGGTTATCATCCCGTAATAGATACTAAATCTGTTATGTTAATGCAGGATTTTTATCCATGTATACCCGGTTGGCATTGTGACGGTGTTGTAAGAAAAGATAGAAGTTCACAACCTGATTTATCTACATTGAATAATGATATAAAACATTATATTTGTCATATTGATACCGAACATGATTTATGTAATACAGCTTTTATGAATACTGATTTATATTTAGACGTAGATGAAAATAAAGTATGGCAATCAGTATCAAAAAGAATTGATAAAATTTCTGATGATAGTTTTATTGATATTTTACAGGCAGGACATATTTTAAAATTTAGTCGAAGCACATTACATAAGTGTATGCCAGCTACTACTAGAGGTTGGCGTTATTTTTTTAGATTATCTTTTTATCATATGCCAGCAATGAATCAGATAAGAAAACAAGTACAAGTATATACAGATATACATAGTGGATGGTGAAAATATGAATAAATTACTTGATGATATATTAAAAGTTCAAGCACCTGAAAATATAACATTAACTGATGATGAAACGGAACCTAATTGGGATTCAGAACATAATTCACAATGGATTATAGGTGTAGATATATCTCATAATGTATTTGTAATAGTAGCACCTAATATTCATCCATCATTTTTTGATAATGGTTCAGAAGCGGAATACATTGGATTACCTGTCGATTTACCTGATGAAGATCCCGGTATATATGAAATTACGTGTAGCTTTCATACACATAAAGATTGGGAAACTGGCATAGTTGATGATTATGAATTTCATATAGAAGAAATGAATAAATTAAGACTTTTAATAAGCAAGGAATAATAAGATGAAAACAATACTAATATCTATTTTATTTTTAAGTGGGTGTAGCACAGTTAACGGATGGGAAATTAATATAGCTGTTGCTGAATGTTTAAAACATAATGGAGTTGATTACTTAGTGGTTAATAATAATAATGTTCGATGCAATGATGGTACGTTTTTTAATATAAATAAAAAAGTAAGGCTATAGTAATGAAAAACAAACATGGTGGTAAGCGTAAAGGTGCTGGTCGAAATCGACTTGATAAAGATGTGCAGAAACGCCGCAATATTACGTTGTGCGATAGATTAGCTGAAAAAGGTGAGAAATTAGGTGGTGGTAATCTGAGTAAAGGCATACGGTTAGCACTTGAATCGCTATAGTAGTCAATACGTGGGCTATTTTAAATGAAATCCAATGGCGTTACATGGGTTAACAGTAAGACCGCTTAGAACGGCTTAGAATCGCCCACAATGTCATGTTAATATTACAAACAAAAACAATAACTTAGCTGGATATTGAAATTATTTTCATCTTTTTTCATAAATTCACTTGTATATCTTGAATATATGTGTATAATTTGAATCATAGAGTAACAAATTAACCGAATAAAGGTGAAACGAAATGGAAACAATATTGATCGCATTAGCATTAGTTCTAACAACAGCAATAGGCACTTATGTTGTTAAGGTAGAAAAAGAAAACCAACACCAAACAATTTACAAATATAAAAACGGCGAATTAGTTAAAGCTTAAGGTATTGTTATGAGATTAATTAAATTATCAGCAAATAGAAGTAGATCAGTAAGATTATTTTCAATTGAAGGAAATACAGAAGAATCTGATAAAATAGAAAAAATTGGTGATTTATTATCTAAAGAAGATGATGTTAATGGTGTTGAGTTTTGTAAAAATGAATCATTTTATACTTTAACTGTTAAGTCATATCAGGAAGATTATTTTAAAAATAAATATAAAGAATTAAATAAACAACTAACCGAAAAAAGGTGAATGATATGTTACCACAAGACAACACAAGCAATACTATTTACTACATCAGCACTGGCGAACAAACAAAAATGTATACTTTGCGAGTTCGCTATCCTGAAAAAGTTTTTACACCAGAAGGTTCTTTTACAATCACTCGTGATTACTATGTGCGTAATCTATCTATAGACAAAGAAAAAGCTGAAGTTAAAGCAAAGGATATTGTTAGCAGATTAGATGGAAAGTTTGTTGATAGTACGCTTGAAAGTCTTGAAGAAATACGCCGCCGTACTAGTGAAGAAGTTGAAGCTGCAAGATTAGCATCAGAAAAAGAAGCACAAGAGCGTTTTGAGGAACGTGAACGCCAACGCCGTGAAGATGCTTTTGATAAAATCAGTCGTAAAGTATGGCCGTTTGGTCAATGTCATACAGAAGCATTTGAAAATGCACCTGATAGCTATATTTTATATTTCTTATCATTAGATTCTGAAGATGATGTTATTTTACAATCACTTCAGGAAGCATTAAAAAATGTATTTCCTCACCTTATTAAATTACCTGAGCCAAATGGTGAATATTATGGTGAAGTAAAAAAGCGTGAAGATTTTAATGTTACGCCGATTGCTAGGTTTTCTTTTGATGGGTTTTATGGAACTGTTTATATAGAAAAGTTTGTTAAAGATACTGGTGAACTTATTGTATATAAAGGTAGTGCGCCAACAGGTTTAGATTTAGGTTTACCAGCAACATTTAAAGCAACAATAAAAAGTCATGAAGAATATAAAGATGAAAATCAAACTTTTGTACAGCGTATAGCTAAAGCTGAAACATTATGAAAATACGTTCAACACTATACGCACTTGCACGTTTATTAGGTCATGTAAACGCTGCAAGTAAGGGTAAGGTAATCGGTAGATTATTTAATACATTGTTAGGTAGATTATTAAATGGAGTGTGGAAGAAATGAGTGAAGAAAATGGTTTAAAATTAGATCATATTGATGTTATGGATAGAGAAGGTGATATATGTACATTACTAATACATGGTGATGAATGGTGAATCTAAATTTATACAAATTAGCGGCGAACTTTTACATACTAGTAAAATACAGCCTACTAACATTGAGCAGGCACAAAAACTTATTGATTGGCTGCAATGGTGGATAGAGGATAAAAAGAAATGAAAATTGAAACAGGTAAAATTTATAACGTTAGTCATAATCGTAAAGGTAATTTTACTATGATGGTTGAATCATTAGATGATGAATGGGCAAGTGGAACTATAGTTGAAGGTAAAACTAAAGTAATGAATAATTATAATGAAAAAGAGAAAGGGGAAGCGTTAACTGTAAGAATTTCATTATGTACTTTTAATGAGGTTAAATAAAATGTATGAAAGTTTAATTAAAAATCAAAATATGGAGATAGATTTTAAATGGCAATTATGGGGTGCTGAAGTTGATCTTATTTCTATCGCGCTAACTGGTGAAAAAAACATAATTACAAAAGATCAGCTTAGTAATTTTTTAGCGGGTGTTCTTGATTCAATTGTTATATTTAATGTTTCAAATGAAAATGCAAGAGATATATCAATAGCATCATTAAATCGAGAAGGTAAAAGTAGTGATTACATCGAAAGATATTTAAAAGGTTGGGATGTTGCAAATAAAGTTTTAAGTAATAAAAAGGTGGATTAAAATGCAAGTAGACGAACTGAAAGATTATTATTCTGATATTAAAAATTGCTATAAAGACTTATGTGAAGTACGTAAAATTTATAATACAAATACAACCCATGAGCAATTTGATGCAGCAATACATTCATTAATGTTAATGCGTGTTCATTGTGTTGAAAACGATCAATTACTTGGATTGATTGATGCGACTATTAACGAAACACAAATGCGGCAAAGTTATGCTGAATTTGGTGTATTACGATCTTATAGGACAATATAATGAAAATAGATATTAATATTCCTAATGGCAATTCAGGTAATTGGACAGTAGAAGATTTTGAAATAACAGAAGATGATGCAAAGCTTTATAATATTAGGGCTTCTTTTCATATGGGTTCAAGATATGTTAAGCCCGGAAAATTTAAACGATTAATGCGTAACGGTACAGCTATTATGTCTAATACGCCAGCAGAAATAGAAGATCATCATGAGTTTATTAGAGAAGCTAAAAAAGGTGGTGATATTTTAATTAACGGTCTTGGTCTTGGTGTTGCACTTACTGAAATATTAAAAAGTGATTTAGTTACCTCTGTAACAGTGATTGAAAAATCCAGTGATGTTATTTCATTAGTTGCTGAATATTATAATAAGGATAAACGTGTAAATATTATAAATGCAGATGCCTTTGAATGGAAACCACCAAAAGGTAAAAGATATAATGCTGTTTGGCATGATATTTGGGATAATATTTGTGGGGATAATTTAACAGAAATGACAAAGCTACATAGAAAATATGGAAGGCGTACAGATTGGCAGGGATCTTGGTGTAGAGCATTATGTTGGAGATATAAATAATTATTTCTTTTTTAATTTATTTTCTTCAAGTGTAGCTTTATACCAAACCTCATATGCTTTTACTCCACCTTTTAATATTCGTATTAAGGTTTCATGCAAGACCCTTGTGGCAGGACTCACGGATAAGTACCATCCCAATAAAAAGGCGCTATAACATTAGTTTGCCAATATCCGTTATTCTTGCCTACGGCTGTTACATTAACATCACTAAACGTTAAACCACTGAATTGCTGATCACGAAAAATAGCCGCTATAGTATCGCCATATCCACGACCTTCCTGAATACCTTTTGCATCTTCTGTATGTATTTCAATGATAACTGTTCCAACTTGTCTGTAAATAGCAGGTAGTCCTACATTAATACGGCTTGAACTTTCATCAAATAAATTAATCTTAACCCACGGCTGATTGAATGATGGTTTATAAGGTATGTTTTGATAAGCTATAGGTGTTGTAACCCAATTAGCTTCAAATCGATTAAAAATATCACGCCTTATCGTAGTGAATGACATTATAATAACTCACTGATAGCTAATTTTAATTTCATTTCAACATCAGCCAATGTACGTTGCACCATGTAACCTTTTCCTTCAGGTAGTTGTTTTGTTCTACCCTGTTCAAGAAATACAATATAATCCAATGGATTAGTTATATAGATAACAGGAAAGTTTTTAAGTGCAGCAGCATTTATACCACCAAGCTGTTGTTGATTTCTTTGTTTAGCGGCTGATTCACCACCTTCAATTTTATCAGGTACAGTTCTATCAGGTGAACCGACACTAATATTCCAACTGGCTCTTGCGTAACCTGTATCAACAGGTGTTCTTTCAGTTATTCCACGAAATAAATCAAAGCCAACTTTTCTAACAAGTTTTTCTGATTTTACATTTAATAGTTTTGCATAAGCATCTAAACGATGTTCAAAGCTTGGTAAATTTGTAAAACTAATAAATGGCATTATGCTTTCCGTATTTGTAAATTCCAAGTTGCACCAGCAGCATCTTGTTTTACATCAACTACATCATAACGTGTACTACAATTATCTTCTATACGTACAACATAATCATTAACAGTTGGGATTGGTGAAAAGCCTTTTTGAGCAAGTGTTGCCTTTAAGTCATGCGGCTGTATATGACTGCCAACTATTTCATACGCTTTATACTTGCTAAAAATAGCACTTAATAAATAACGTGAATCAATTGTTGATACTGTACCTGATGATACATTATGAACAGAAGATCCTTCTTGATAAAGATGAGCATTTTCAACAACATCACCAGCCGCAGATAATGCCGTTTGTGCTGCATTTTTAAATGTATCACGCAAGCCCATTAGTTACCTACCTTAATTTTAAATGGTAGCTTATCTACACGACCACCTGCCGTAAATACTTTACTAGTAAAATTATAAGTAGTGTTAGTATTACCCGCGCTAGGTGTTACCCATCCAACTACAGTAGAAGTTGTTTTGGTAACAGAAGTAAAAGCAAGTCCTGTATCTGTAGATGAAAATTCAGCACTTGATATAGTATCCCCTAAAGGATCTAACGAATCAGCATGTTTAGCCGTATAATCTAAATGCTCACCCGTTAATATATCAAAAAATTGAACTCCATCTGAGTCAACTTTTATAGTAGACATATACAATCCTCAATATGATTATAAACATTGTCCTGATTGCTCAACATATTATCCAATTTCCAATTTCAATAAAAACAAAGCACGTTATGATGGTTATGCATCTATTTGTAGAAAATGTTGCGCTGCTAGAAATAAAAAAAGAGTTAAAAGAAAAACTCTTTAAAAATCAAGGAGCTACGCTGTCCTCAAGCTCAAAATCCCAAGCCTGTGTATTTAAACTATTACCTGCCGTTAATACTTGTGCAGATGTTTCAGTTAAATACGTAACACTTGAAGCTGATGCATTAACACAACAAAAATGTGTTGCACTACCTGTTGTTGTTACCGATACAGCAGAAACAATACCAACTGTTCCTTTTCTACCTGATACATCACCATTCGCAATACTAAAAATAGTTGATGCGACAGCAGCCGAAGCAAGCGTAAAAGATTTAGCTTGATCATATGTTAATGATGTTGTACCTGATGATAAAATAAAAATCTTATCTGTATTGTCTTTTACCCAGTTTATCGCTGCATCTAGCATTGAGTCATTTTGATAACGTGGCATTGTATTTCTCCTAAGTAATTAAATTATGATTGTATTACCCTAGATACATATTTAGAGTATATAGTTCTATCCTCATATTTTCCTAGTATAGTACGTTCTGGTGAAGAAACATACGGAACGGCTGGTGTCCAATCAATGAAATCAGACTTGTGTAAATGTTTAGCATCTTTCGGTTTTAATATATGCTTCTGTACAATATTAGCTTTATCAGACTTATGCAAATGTTTTCCGTCTAATGCTCTTAATATATTAGTTTGATTTACCTGAGCATTATCTGACTTATGAATATGTTTTGCACTCTTAATTGATAACGTTAATGTTTGTATTAAACCTGCATTTTCAGATTTATGTAAATGCTTATTATCATGTACATCAAGTTCTAATGTAGATTGTATTACAACATTTTCAGATTTATGAATATGTTTTGTACTTTTAACTGATAAATTATGAACTTGATCTAAATTAGTTTTATCCGATTTATGTAGATGCTTAGAATCATTTACTTGTAATCCTACTGTTGATTCAAGTGCAGCATTATCAGAAGTATGTGTATGTTTACTATCTAAAGCATTTAAATTATGTATCTGATCAATAGCAGTATTATCAGATTTATGAATATGCTTAGAATCTTTAGTATTTAATTCAACAGTTAAATTAAATGAAGTTTGTTCTGATGTATGATTATGCGTATTATCTAAAACACCTAAATCATGTATTTGATCTAAGTTAGTTTTATCAGATTTATGAAGATGTTTTGAATCTCGTACATCAAGACCTTCTGTAACTTCTAATCCAGCAATATCTGATTTATGTAAATGCTTACTATCTAATACATTGATATTATGAGTTTGATCAACAGCATTATTTTCAGATTTATGAATATGTTTTGAATCTAATGTATTAAGCGTTATTGTTAAATTGAATAAAGTTTCATCTGATTTATGCAGATGTTTACTATCAATAATATTTAAATAATGCGTTTGATCTAAATTAGATTTATCAGATTTATGAATGTGTTTAGAATCAAATATAATTAAGTTATTAGTTTGATCTAAATTAGTCTTATCAGATTTGTGTAAGTGTTTGCTATCTAATGCGTTTAAATTATGTATTTGATCAATTATTAAATTATCAGATTTATTAATATGCTTACTATCTAGTGTATTTAAATCATGAGTTTGATTTAAATTAACTTTATCAGACTTGTGAGTATGTTTTGAGTCTTTTGTATCTAAATCAACAGTTAAACTTAAATTAGTTTTATCTGCTTTATGTGAGTGCTTAGAATCTAATATATTTAAATTATATGTTTGTACTATGTTAAATATATCTGATTTATGAATGTGTTTTGAATCAAGTACATCTAAGTTAATAGTTGAATCTGTTATTACCGATACATTTGTACTATCTGCTTTATGTAAATGCTTTGATCCAGTTACATTAAAATCAATATTACCAACTGGAACACCTGTTATAAACAGTATGTTATATACAATTGATGAAGCATGAACTAAGTATCTAAATTCATCACCTGAAAAATCAATACCTTCATATTCAGGATAACCACCGCCCATATTCTCATGCCAAATTATATCTCCATCACTTCGTCTTATTTGAAAAAGATCTCCATCCGTACCCATTGCATAAATATAACCATTCTTATATGCGATACCTTGAATGCTTGAAACGTTATAACTAAGTGTTAATGAACTTGAATAGGCTAATGTATCTAAATCATGGATCTCTATATTCGCACCATCACAAAAAGATCCTAGATATATTTCATTAGCTCTATGGTTTATCGCTATCGCGGCTGCGGCGGTATGATCTGATGCGGATATACTTCTTGATGAAGTTAATGCTAAAGTTGAAGCGTTATAAATTGCTATTTGATGATTTGTTTTATCAGCACAAGTAGAAAATCTATTAGCTACCGTATAGATCATTCCGTTATAAACGTCTATATCACCAAGATGATTAGTTACACTGGTTAAAGCAGATAGTACGGCTGTATCAGAAGCGATAACAGACCATTGAGAATCTCTTATATATAAAGATTCATTATCACTTATAATATTAAAAACACCACTTCTAGCATAACCTTGTTTTGAATTATTAGTTAAGTTTGGCGTTATACTAGTTTGTGTTGTTATAACTGGTGAATTTGGCGTACCACTTATAACTAAACTTCCAACTGATCCAAAGGTATCAGGTTCCGGTGATATACCACCTGTTATTCTATAATGACTAACAAGATTAGAAGTATCAATATTTTTAACTTCATACGATCCATCCGTATATGAAATAGCTTCAGCGGTACTTATTCCTGCATCCCATATACCTACCTCACTTATAGTACCATTAAACCATTGAGCAGCAGAAGTACCTCCACTGTATGCAGAACCTATTCTTAATCTTGTACTACTTCCTCCTGAAGGATTTGTTGTGTATGAAAAAGTACCATGATCAGTTCCGTTAACAATAAGTTGATATGTTAATGCTGATGTATTACGTATAACAATAATTTTATATTCAGTATCCGCACTAACGGTAATATTTGAATCAACCCTATGATTCACTCCTGATCCACTTTCATGAAAAAATGAAAAATATGATGTTCCACTATTATTTCTTATTCCAACACCATAAAGAGCATTAGTAGCTGTTGTTTCTCCACCTATAGATTGAAATACAGCCCATTCTGCGGCATTACTTGCCGGTAAAGTATCTGGATTAAATGTAACAGCAATAGAAACATCACCTGTTATCTGATGTGCAGATAATGCAGCAGCAGTTAAGTATTCGTTTAATCCGTTAAAATAACGAGGCATGGTATTAAGTTCTAATTAAACTAACAGTGCTTGGATTCTTTCTTGATCTGACAACACCATAATGTGAAATGATAGCCAAAACAGAATCAGGAATTACTGTGGTATTATCACGATCTGATTTATCAATTTTTAATTGCAATTCACCAACCTTTAATTCACTAAAGCCTTTAGTATCAGGTTCAGCAGTTGCATCACCTTTTGCTAAATAACCTGCAAGTTCAGCCGTAGCATTTTTAACCTCAACAGGTATAACATCACCATCAATCCAATAGTTATCACGATCTACAGTATTATAACGAGGCCAACGTAGTGCTTGCGTATCACTTGATTTAATACCTTTCCAATCAACCCATTCATCAAGCAAACGTGTAGACATAACGATCAATGTATTTTTATCACCGCTTTGTAATGCATCCCATGTTTCACTATAAAAATGATCAGCCCAATATGCATTAGCTTCAATTAACGTAATGTAACTATTAGCACTTGCATGTGAAACTGTTGCGTTAACTGTAGTCATAATTCACCTATACTATTTTTTCTGATACTTCACTATAATGAACACTTGCTGGTTGTGTTACATGAATCATATCTTTATATTCATCTTGCCAAATATCTGCATATGGACAATTCTTGTAGTCATTAAAATAAGCCCCTCCCTCAGTCCAGTGAAGTAAGCTAATTTCCTCTATAGGTAAATCATGATAGTACGATACTAAAAAATTCCAACGCAAAGGCAAATCACCAATTTCACTGTCAGAATCAAGCCACTTAAATTGATGTAAATCTAAGCCACTTGCAGTATTGATGTATTCAGGGGTGAGAGCAGAACACTTACTATTATTGAATAATAGCACACTTGACCAATTTTTCTTGTTATATTTTGTTTGTACATTACCTAAATATTTTACTTCTTCTATAGGTACATGATTATGCTTTACACATTGAACTGAATAGCTATCATCAAACAAATCAAACAAGTTATTAATATCATCAACAACCATCATATCCGCATCTATGAATAACGCCTTACCTTCATAATTACAAAGATACGGCACTAAAAATCGACTGAATGAAAAATCATTGCTTTGCATTGGATCACGATCACGCCACATCAAACCTTTAAGTTCAGATAGCATAATAGGTATAATATGAACAGGTCTTGATGCTCGCCTCCATATTGAATGACATAAAGTATAAAAAGCCGCAGATTCAGCTCTATCATAACCAATGAAGCATTTTGGCATATCATTATCTAAGTAGTTCATATATGTTTCCAATTGTAGTGAATTGCATGATTTATACATGATTTTGAAACATTATATATATCTGCTAACTGTTGCTGTGTGCATTTGCAATATTTTTTTATCGCTCTTATATTATTAACATCAACTTCTGATAATATTGCTCTACCAGATTTCTCACCTACACATCCTGTTTTTGGTCTATTCTTAGATAATCTATCCTTTATATTATCTAAGTTTGTCCCAATAAAAAGATGATTAGGATTTACACAAAATCTATTATCACATTTATGTAAAACATGCATACCATCTGGTATTTTTCCTTTATGCAGATCATAAGAAACTCTATGTGATAATTGTGTCTTACCATCCCATCTCATGCAACCATATCCTACTTTTAATATTGATGCAGTCCATACCCAACAACCTAATTCTTCAACAACTTCGTATTTATCATTAAATGATTCTAATTTATTTTTATATTTACGATGCATTAACTTCTTCCTGTTCTGTATAACCAAACTGCAAACAAAAATCTTCTTCATTTTTCATTATTTGGTTGTATATGTCTTTAGGTAAATTAATCTGATCAGATCCGCTTCCAATCTTATTCATTGCATTAGCACGTATAAAATCTTCATTAAATGATTCTTCATAATTAATAAGTATCTTAACAAGATCTTCAGCTATTGTTTCCATTCGACCTAATCTTACTTTTTTATATTTACCTATAAAATGATAATAATAACTAGTAATTATTTTTGGATTAGCAGCAACATTTTCAAAATACTTATTATAATCTGAATCACCACATACACGTTCAAACTCTATATCTTGTTGCCAGTTCCAATCTTTATGTCGTGTATTACTATGCTTTCTTGATCTATGACACCATAAGCTATTAGCAAGCTCAATAGGATGTCGCACAAAAGCAAATACAGGTAAATCAATATCAGGTGAATCATGGGCATCATAAATAGGATCACCAATAGATTCAGCACCTTTAACTGCTTTGAAAAGCATATTGTTTACCCATCTTCCGCCTGTTTTTGGTATATGGATAAACATACTATTTTGTAATTTAGTTGCCATAAGTAAAAAGAAAATCCCCATCGTGTTGTTTAATCAAACCTTCATTGGTAGCAGCCAATACACCACGCGCTGTATCCATAACCCGACTTAAACCTTGACCTTTAATATTGTAGTAACAGTTATAACCACGATCAAATAAAAAATCAAATGTATGTGATACATCACCGTTATTAAATTTAGGATAAATTTCACACATGATAGTAGGATGATATTTTTCAATAGTCTTTTCAGCACCTTTCAAAACATCTAATTCATGACCTTCAACATCAATCTTAATAAAACCAACTTTACCAAGATCTTCATGATCAATCGTTGTAACAGGTACAGTAATTTTCTGACCGCCTACTAAATCTCTAAATGATGAATTAGATAATCGCTTATCATCAACCCAAAAATCAGCCTTACCAACAAAATTAGATACAGCAACATTAAATGCAGCCATATTTCCATGCTTGGCTTCAACTAGTTTTAGTTGTTCATACACTGGCGTTACCGCTTCAAACGAATAAATATTTTTACATTTATCAGCCCAAAAATTAGAATATAATCCGACAGCAGCACCAACATCTATAACATTTCTATCTTTATTGATATATGGTGGAGTTTGACCTAACATGAAATCCTTTATATGTGAATCATAAATACTCTGATTCCAAACCCTACGTTTTAATACATCTTCATTTAAATTTAACTCACTCATTAAAATTCCTCTCTGCAAATTCACCAAATAATTCTACTGCTTTCTTATCTCTAGCTTTTGCCGCTTCAATTTCACATTTAAATCTACCTAAATGATAAGTTTTTCTGTTCTTCATAACTTTAGATTCCCATCGTTTACGAGATTCACTCCAACTAACACCAATATAAATTGAAGATGTTTTTTTATTTGTTTTAGCTTTATTTGCATTATTCTCAGATTGGTTACTTTCTCTTAAATTATTTAATCTATCATTACTTCGATCACGATCTATGTGATCAAGTTGTTTAGGAAAGTAGCCATGTTTAAACATCCAAATTAAACGATGCCTTTTATATACTTTTCCTTTAATTTGAATATTTACATTCCCATCATGATATACAGTTCCAGCAAATTCACCTTTCTTAACCCTAAATGACGTAGGATTTTTCCAATAAAGAACACCTTTTTCTTCATCATGCAAAAATAATTCTTTTAATACTTTTTGTGTAATCATTTCATAAGTACCTGAAGTGCAATACGCCGTCCTGTTTTGCATTTGCCCCCCATATGCATACCAGCACCAGCATCAAAAATAGATACGTTACCCATATTAGATGTTACACGTAAAAATCGTTCATCAAAATATTTTGACATTTCACTTCCATCTAAAATACATCGACCAAAGTTATTAGATATTCTGAATCGTTTAGGTAAACTAAAAACGCTTTTACGCATTTCAGGAGTGCGACAATAATTACCTGTCGATATAGCTCTTGCAAAAACACTATCTAAATCTTTATACAGAAATCTATTCGATTTAGGTACGTATCCAAAAGCACCATTTTCTTCACCTACATTATCCTCTAAATAAACAATAGCCTTCATAGCATCTTCTTTAGGATCTATATGTAAATTAGTCCATTTAGGTGTAGTGGTAGCATCGGACATAAACTGCTTATAATGATAATCTGTTGGTGTTGATACGTGAAGAAATACATTTTTAACTTCTTTTAAACCACCTGAATAAGCACTTACCGCTTTCAATATTCCAGCCTTTTTAAACTTATCATTAACAAATGCTATATTTTTTGCATCCAGATAAACACCACGATCATAAGTACCCGGTTCAGGTTTCCAATCTGGATCATTCAATAATTTATCAACTGTTTTACTTACATCTAAATCACCAAAAGGTAAACTGGTTATGTGTATTCCTTTGTTATATAAATTATAAAAACAATCACCATCAATTATACTGCTATGCCTATCATAACCAGAGTATATGTAAAAATAAGACATTAACTTATTTATCCAAGGCTCATTAACGTTAGTGTATTTTGATAGTTCTTTTAAAAATGCTTTTCCATTTGCTTCAACAAAATGTTTATACAGGGGTGATAAATCAACATCTTCATCAAATCTATCTTCATTTTCGTAATCAGGAAATTCAGCTAAATCAGGAAATTTAAAACCATGATCTAGTATCCCATTATCAAGCCTCACCTGTGTATTCCTCAATCTTATCTGCTAACGCACGTAAACCACTAATAATATCTTCAGGCTTCATAGCAGGTTCAACCGTCATGTTCATTTGTTCAGAATGATCAATTGTTTTATCTTCATCATTAACATCAGATATTACAACTGACAATGTATGCATCCAATGTAATTGATCTTGAATGAAATCACTTGATACTGATAAATTATGTGCAACTCTATTCATTACTTTTCCTCTTTACGTTTATATAAAATATCTAAGCTTTTATTTAATCGTTTAATTATACGCTGTTCTCTTGGTGATATCGTCTGGCGTGATTTTTTATCAATTAATCTATCTAATCTTGATTCATACAAATCAATACGCAAATCTAATAAATGATCTGAAACTCTTTTTTCATTTTCAGCTAATGTAACTTCATGGTGTATTTTTGTTTCAAAACGATTTTCATAAAAATAAATACCACCAGAAATAGAACCAACAACAGCCGCAATAGATCCAATACTAACAAGAATATTCATAAAACTATCTCCTGCTTTAGAACTTGCATTAAATGAGTAAATGGCAACCCCTGTCTGAATTCATCTATATTCCATTGTGCATAGGCAATATTATTAGCCCACTGATCAATATCTTTTGCAAAAGGTATTAATGGAAATTCAATTGAATTAACAGATTTACCGCATATATCCCAAACCATAGAACCGCAATCAAATGCAACAACCGGCACACCGGCTATTACAGCGTCTACGGCTGTATTTGAATTATAGGTTACAACGCAATAGGCATCATCGAAATCCTCCTGTAGCGTCTTGTGTGATCGTGTCGTGCCAATAAATTCAGGTGTTGTGTTTAATGCTAACGGATGCGGTCTAAATACTATCGGTCTTTGTGATATATCACGTATTTGTTTTATCAATAATCCATACCAATCCACAATATCAACAGCCTGTACGCTTGCATCAGATGGTACTTGTCCACAAATGACAATATTCTTACCGTTTAAGTTCATTTGTTTAATTTTTTTATCTAACTGATTCCATCTTAAATCATCACAATCATCATTATTAAAATAAGCTCGATTATTTAATCCGTTCATACCAACCATATAATATTCATCACGATCAATAAAACCTTTCTCAATAACAATTGTTAATCTATTAGCCTCAGTTTGTTTACGCATAATCTCACCACGCGCAAAACTAATGGGTACTGATTTTTTATATACGCCAAAAATAACCGCTATATCAACATCAACATAATTATTGACATTAGATATAATCGGTTCAATTCCTGTTGCACATAATCCTTTTGCAAAAGCAGTAAGCATTTTATCATGCTCATGATTATTTTCAGTTATGAAAACACCTACTTTCACGGTACATGACTCCAAGCTTTTTTATGTATTACATTAAATATAAGTTTTTTACTAACATTATATTTTTCCGCTAATTGTCTATGTGTCATATGTTTAGATTTACGAATCTCAATCACATTATTTTCTGTTAATTTTGACAATGAATGATCTTCACCTTTAAATAAAGGAGGTGCTGATCCTCTACCTTTGTTTAACATATCATGTATATTATCTAATTGACTTCCTAAAAAAAGATGATTTGGATTAACGCAAAAAGTATTATCACATTCATGACAAACATATAAACCATCAGGTATTTCACCAATATACAATTCATATGAAAGTCTATGTGATCTATAAGTTTTACCATTATTGGTAAATTTTCCATATCCTTTTTCATTTACAAAGGCAGTCCATATCCAGCAACCACTTTCTGTTACAGGTATCCATTTTTCATTAAATCTTTCTAATAAAGTTTTCATATTATTCTTTAATAGCACAAACAACGTTCCCATAACCATCATCTCCCGGATAAACAAAGCCGGGAATTTTATCGTATTGAGTTCCTATCGCTTTTATTTTAAAACCATAATCGTTAAGCAATGTTTCAAATTCACTATTTGTATAATGTCTAAAATGAAATGGATGTGTAATTGCATTAAAAGGGACTACATCTTCATTTGGAACCGAACCTATAAGAAAATTAGTTTTTTCTGCATATCGCTTTATTAAATCTTCAGCATCTTTAACATGTTCAATAGTTTCAATACTGACAATAGCATCGACATTATCTATTTTTTCATTCCATAAATCAGAATTACCTAAATCTAATTGCATGAAATCATTGTTATCTAATTTATATGCACGTTTTGCAGCCTCTACAGCACCTTCAAATATATCAACACCTAATACACTACCTTTTAAATCAGATCCATCAGCTAATGATTCAGCTATCATCATAGTACCGTAACCAACACCACATGCAGCATCCAATATTGTAATAGGCCTTTCTAGCGCACAAAAATGTTCTTTAATTTTATCTATACCAAATTGATAACGCTGTCGATGGTTTGGTTTAATACCTTCGATATGTTCTGCAACTTGTCTTTCACCTGTTTGTGGTAACATTTAATATTCCTCTATTTAGTAATTATTTATAGCTATCCGCTAACAATTTAATAGCATCGACACCTTGACACGCTAAATCATAATCAAGCATTTCAGTTATTAATAATTCAAAATCATATGATGGATGCCAATTAAGTTTTTCATGTGCTTTAGTTGCATCACCTAATAATAATGGAACATCACTAGGCCGCATATACCGTTGATCCATTTCAACATAGTCAGGATAAAACATATCAAAGCGTTCAAAACATATTCGTAATACATCTCTTACAGAATGTTTTACACCTGTAGCTAATACGTAATCATCAGGTGTTTCTTGTTGCATCATTAAATACATGCCGTAACAATTTCCAGATATTGATATCAATCCTTTATCTCTTGATATAATTGTTCCATTATTTGTAGTTATACACCAAACATCTGTAATTCCATCATCAATTTCTTCTGCTTTAGTTATATATGAGTATTTTCTTCTTTGTACAATACTTGCTATTCTCCAGCACCCAAATTTATCTTGTTTTGGATTCGTTGTTTGATAACCACTAATTGCTGCTATTGTTTGAAAATCTGTTAATAATTTATATCGTTTTGAAATGTATTGCATAGAACCCCAACAACCATCACAATCCATCATTGAATCAAATAATATTTTCGATTGTCGTTGTGATAATGAAAAACACCAAGTAGGCATTTTATGTAAGTCATTACTATCAAACCATTTAAGTATATCTTCAGTATTTTCTGCATTAATAACCCATTCAGTAACACCTGAATTATTTAATCTTTCGCTATATTTAAAATTAAAATTATCTAGTATTGATTTTATTTTATTATGTATTCTAGGATTAGCAATTTCAGATTGAGAAACTGTTACATTATGCCCTCTACCCTGTTTATGTATTGTTCTTAAATGACCTTCTGCTAATAAAGCACCAACAAGATATATTTGATTATCAGTTACTTTGTTATTTTCAATACCATTATAATCTTGAAAATGTGGCAATCTATAATCATATTTTGATCTATTTTCAAGTATATTCAATTTATAATTAAATTCACTAGCAGTTGTAACTTTCCAATCACTCCAACCACCTTTTGAATTTATAGATTTTTGTTGATAATAAATTCTATGGTTTTGTGTACAAGTTAAATCTATTGACCTACCAGTTAAACGTATTTTCTTAGATGAATCTATTTTAGGTTCAACAACCTGTAATATAATATCTCTTGATAGTGAATTTGTTTCAGGATTAAAGTTAATAACTTCATCACCAATATTTAATTCATTAAAATACTTCCAGCCATTAGGTGTAAGCATTGGAACATCTTTATTTATACAATAATCTTTTGCATGACCCCAATCACGATATGCATCTAAATTACCTAACGATAATTTCTCTTGCTTACCTGCAATGATTTTTGCCACTCCATCAGTAATTTTTCTTGTGACAAATTCGATTCCTCGCAAGGGACTTTCGTGGTTGAACAAGATTCCGCAGCTCGCAAATAATCCGTATGCTTCGCGGTAATTACATACCGCATAATGCGCTGCAACTTTTGCCACCCCGTAAGGGGAACGTGGATGGAATGGTGTTTCTTCATTTTGTGCCTCCATATTAACTAATCCAAACATTTCAGATGTTGATGCTTGGTAAAATTTACTTTCTGGTGAGTTTATTTTAATCGCTTCAAGGAGATTGAGGACTCCAATCGCATTGATGTTGAAAGTCGCTGTAGGCGAATTAAACGATTCGGCAACAAAACTTTGAGCAGCGAGATTATAAATTTCATCGTATTGTCCATCCTTAATAATATTGGTGACTGATGAACTACAGGTAACATCTAGTGACTTTAATTTAAAATTCTTATCTCTAGGATTATCTTCATCATCAAGTATCCCTATTGATTGTAGCCGCCAATAATTACCGGACGCTCTACGTGGTGATGCTCCATGAACTTCATAGCCTTTAGATAAAAGTAATTCAGAAAGATAAGCTGCATCTTGGCCGGTGATGCCAGTTATAAGTGCTTTCTTCATGATACTTCCTTCAAAATTATATCCATAATTAAAGGGCTATCATATCCTATGCTTGTTGTTGTACGAGTAATAACGGCGTTAAACTTTTCATGAATATTAACTTCTTTATGTATTAATTCAACGGTTACTTCTTCACCGGAATCAAGTGATAGCTTATCTAGATATATTGACGCATTTAATTCTCTGTTTATTATAAAACCTGATTCATAAGATATTGAATAATCAATAGTGCGATAGCTAACACCATTAATAATTAATCCAAAATCCACATTAGTTATATTTTCAACTGGTTTTGTAACTACTGAAAATCTATTAGATATCTCATCGTTAGTAGCTTCAATCATTTTTTCTGGCAAGTGTTCAGATGCTTTTGTAAAAGAAGCTGCTCCAATTAAACCTAAACTTGTTAAGAATGATCTACGTTTCATGCTGTTTTCCTCTTAGGATCGGTATCAAGTAAAGCACCAGCTTTTTTACGTTCTGGCCCTTTATAGTGATGCATATACTCACCTATAACAGATTCTTGGAATGGATGATTTGATTTTTCATTAGGATTAATATTAACGCATGGAACTTGTAATAATTTAGTTAAACAATCCAATACATAACAATCATGAAACTCACCTAAGTATTTAAACGCACCTGTGAAATACATGTTTAAATATAACGGCATAAAGTATTCATGTGATGCATGATTACAATTGAAAATCATAAACCCAGCTTCAGTATAAAGCCATTCACGTGCTAAATGTGCTAAATACATATCATCAGGTAATATGCTATCTATAAAACCTTCAGGAAGTTCTTTTACAAACTCAACATCAGCATCAACCCACGTAACTTTTTCTTTAGTCTTACGAGTAGCATGAGCAATACAAAATACTTTTTTGAAGAATTTAGCGGCGTTATATCTAAAGTTATACGCTTTATCACCATTAGGAGGTGATGCAATCATACCTTGATACATTGGATCTGATTCTAATAATGTTTTTTCAAACGAATTGAAATCGTCATATTGACATAGATTAATATATTGAATACGTTTATCTTGTGGCCTGCTTGAAGGTATACCGTTTTCATAATAAACAGTTAGTTTTTCATCTTTCCAATGTTCTAAAAAGGTGGTGATGAACCGTTTACCATACTCATGATAACCTTTTTGACTGAACGATGTAATGATCATTATTCTTCCTCTTTTTTACGTTTTCCTCTACCACGCTTAGGTTGTACTTTTTGTTTTGCGTCACTTTCTGCAACTTCATTTTGAACTTCTTGATTATCACTATTTTCTACAAGTTCAATTTTATCACTTGTTGTTACTTCTTCGCTAGGTGTTACAACAATTGATTCAGCCTCAGCAGCTACTTCCCAGCCACCTTCTTCAAATGTTTTAGGTGAATGTATCGCTTGATCATTGTTTGCTAAAACCTGATCTGATTCGTTAAATTCACCACGAATTTCACCTGCTAAACTCCATCCTATAAATTTTCCTAAACCAAGATCATTAGCATATTCAATTTGATTTACTTTTTTTGTTTTACCTGTAGCATCATTTACAATTTTTACTTTTGGTAATCTCATATATTTTTCCTTATAAAAAAACCCCGCTATGTTTTTATACATAACGAGGTTTTATTTTAGTTACTAATCTATTAACCTGCAATTCTCATAGCAAGTGGTGCGCGTACAAGTTTAGCTCCCCAGAGAATGTCTAGTTCCCATGTGACCTGTTTATATTGACGTGACACTTCCAGCCTCAAACTAATACCTGTTTGTGGATCAGTCATAGACATAATCTTACTGCCTAAAGCTGTATCAGTAGTTGACTGCATCAATGGACGTGTCGCAAATGCAAACGCATCACGATGGAACGCCATGTTAACAGTATGACTACCTTTTATAGTAATAACTGATGTTGCAGAAGCAATAACTTTCAAAGGTGGATCAATTGAAATGTTAGTAGTTGCAGATGCAATAGTAACAGTGGCGTTAACCACGTATGTTTGAGTATCACCAGCGATTGTGAAAACATCACCGTGAGTCATTGTACCCAAAGCACCTCCACCCGTTACACCTAAAGAAGATGCGCCTATAGCAGTAGTTGAACCTACAGCAACAGAAGCTACTGTACCTCGTGTATGCGTAGGTACAGCATCATCAGCATACCAATCAATACCGTACTTTTTACCAACTTCACCTTCAATACGAATATCGTTAGTACCGATTTTATCAGCATCAGAAAATGGTGATAATGCCAGTGCATTTGCTTCAGCAGTATAATCAAGAACTGCACGGCGATCCATACGAGGGGCAAGCTGTTGATGAAGCACTTTACGTGCATCGGTTGCAGCAGTTACGGTTGAAGCGAATGGTGTAGTACCAGCCGTTCCAGCATAACCATATACGCCTTTGTATTCTGCAAAAATATCTTCATTTACAACGTTTGAAAGTGCGCGAATTGCTTCACCCATTTCTAGCGGCATAAAGTGTTCATTTTTATCAATCTCTACCTGATCTTTATCAGTAAGACTAAATGCTACCTTTTTCCAGTTGTTCAAAGGAACTTGAACAATACCGGGAGAGCTATCAGGCGCACTTGAATAAGTTGGTGATGGTGTTACATCACTAGCTGTCTTACCTGAAGATATTGGAATATCAATTGTAGTGCCTTTTTGCGCAGCTTCACGCGAGTAGTCACCGTTTACGATTCTTGGCATGGTTGCTTGTTCACGTAGAACCATCAAGCCACGCGCAAGGATTTTAGCCATAATATTGTCTAATGAATTAGCCATGATATATGTTTCCTAGTTACGTTAAAATTAAGTTAGCTTGAATCCCCGATTCAATTTGTGAACCCCGTTCACGGATATACAATTAGCCTACAGTGACTTCACCTTTAGCAATTGCTTCAATATTCGCATTTAAACTGTCTTGATCAGTTAAACTAATCTTTCCACTTTCTAAATTTGAATTTGTATTTCCGCCAGCTCCGCCGCCGGTACTACCCTCGAATAACCAAGGTGCATCTACTACTAAAGATTGCGCCCATTCCTCCGTTGAAATAGGTTGTTTGCCGTCTTTTCCGTAAATTACCTCGCTGCCATTCATAGGAATTGGATTACCGTCCGTATCCAATTTCCAAGTGTTCCTACCTCTTGATAGTGCATCTGTCATAGCACCTTGACGAATTGCACCGGCATTAGTTAATGCTGTTTGCAATGCGTTATCAATTACTACTTCTTCAAGTTTACCTCGATAAGTTTTTTCGTTACCTTGTGCTTTATCTAAAGCTGATTGCAATGCTGTTATCTTACCATCGTAATCAGACTGCATACGTTCTACACGCCTACTGATACGCTGTTCAACAACTTCATCTAATTTACCAGCATCAATCAATTGATTTTCTTCAATAGCGTTCATTTTCTCAACCGCTTCACGCGCTTTCACTGGATCAAGATCTTTGTATTGTTCGTATTTTTCACGTAATTCTGTTAGTTCTTTTTCAGATTCACCCAAAAGTTCATTCTTTTGTCGTAATGTAATATTTTCATTTCTGAATTCAGCAATCTTTGCTTTTAGTTCTGTATCGTCCGTATCTAATACGTAACTATCACCATCTTTAATGTATTCGCTACGTAATGCCTCTGAAACTTCTTCTAATGATTTGATGATTAATTTTAAAGCCATTGTTCTCTCCAACCTATATTGATGAATAGTATAATTTAAATTTCAAATATTTCAACTATGAAAACTTGCACACTTATTTAAAAAAGAATCATCCTTCTCAATAAGTTTTGCAGGAAGTGTATCACCAATGAATTTAATTTTTCCATTGAACTTAATTGCAAGTTTAGCTAATGCTACGCCAGATGCAAGCATATCAGGTCTTGTGAACCATTCTCTAGCGTTTGGGTTATTTATTTTTTGTCCGTTTTTATCAGTCCCTTCAACCATCATCCCATCGTTCATATCAACACCGGGACGATTATTTGTATCATCAGCATAAAATTTTCCATCTACGCGCCAGCCACAATCAGTACCAGCCATAACGATATTATCAACACCCATAAACATTGCAGCAGATAACGCTCTGTTCACAACGTTATATCCACCACCCATACAATCATGTAAATCAAATAATTCATTATACATTTTTACTTCATTTTCATAGCCTGTAGCAGAATGAAATATTAATACTTCAGCTTTATCAACACCAGCATCATTTAATTCGTAGGTTCCAGATTTGTAATTATCGTAATCTTTCTCTAATACTTTTTTCTGATCTTCTTCGCTTAATGATTTAATCCAATCACCAAAAGGCATACCAGCTAATAAGTATTGCCATAATAACGGATCGCTTGAACTGGCTACAATATGTGTAGTGCCTTCAGCTTTGTATATCTTTTCAGGTCTAGCAATGTGCTGGCCGGGGTCCATTGTTACCGCGTATTGAGGTGTTATACCTGCATCAACTAAAACTTTAATGGCTTGCTTACAGGCAAATAAAATATAACCTTCATCTTTCAATCTAAGTAATTCAACCATAACATCAGGATCTTTTAATGTTGAACCTGATCCAATAATAACTGCGTTTTTACCTTTTAGCTCATTTCGTTTGATAGTAGCAACACCTGCCTTATGTAAAGCGGCTGCATAATTTAGATTTCGTTCATAGTTGTCTGTATTTGGATTTACGAACTTTATTTTATTGCCGCCTTTCTGTTTGGTAGCGGCTAAACTTAAACCCCGTAGATGTATAGGTGCTTCAAGTGGTTGTGCAATCATATAACTTCCTCTAAGTGGTAATATTAATATGACTTTTCAGACATAAAAAAACCAGCCGTTAAGCTGGTTTCAATATATTACGCTTTTTTTAGATCGTTACAAGTTACTTAGTATTATTTTTATCTAAAATAATCCAATCATTTTTACTAACATCAAAGCAATTCCACTTACCTTGAGCAAAAACATATAAATATTCACAATATGAATTATCTTTATACCCTTTTACAAAATCATCCAATGTATCAAATATATTAGCTTCTTGATTTTCTTCACCTCGATCACGACCATAGAAAGTAGTACACCCTTCAGCTCTATTATCAAAATCATGACCTTCAGGACATTCAATGCTTTCATCTAAACTTGAGATATTACCCAAGTCAATCAATGCTTCTACTTTTTCGTTTGTGTTGTAATTATTAAAAAGCAGATTACCAACATGTTGAGGATAACCATCCCAGTGACAATATACTGCGGTTACTTCTTCGTTATCATTAATCATTGCTATTGCGCTATTTGTACTCATTTTAATTCACCTTTACTCGGTTGCTTTGTTTAAGTTATAGTTTAATTATACACACCTTTTCATATTGTGCAAGTGTTTTTATTAATTATTTTCTATATTTATGCTAAGTTATTGATTTATTTATCAAATCTTTTTAATAGAACATCTGTAGATATCGAATTATGCGACTGATCTATAAGATCTGTAAACCCTATCTTACCTTCTTTCCATAATTTATATTTTGTACGACCAAGCACTTCTATCTGTTCTGATTTTGGTCGTTTCTTTAACCAACCTTCATAATTTAGTTTTGCACTAGCACCACCATCAGCACTTTGTCGTAATGTATTTTGTGTAGCTTTATCTGCTTTTTTTAATTTACCTTTCAGATCTGGATTACGATTCATTTCAGAAAACGTTTTTGTAATAGGTACGATAGTTGAACGGCAATTATGCGTAACTATATTTTCAGCAATATAACTTTCATCATCTTCAACTGAAAGATTATAAACCATTCCTATATAATCTATTTTATGTATGTCAATAACTAATGGGGTATTCCATTTAATACCATTATTTAATTCAAATAATTTATCATTAATTATAATATCATCAATTCTAATCCATCCTCTATCAACAACAAGTATTGGATGATCATCTGTTGCAAAAAAAATACGACCTGAATCCGTTGTAAGACGATTGATGAAGTTCGTGTCATTGCGCTTACTCATAGTAGCTGATACTTTTTTGTATCGACCTTTATGTGTTAGAACACTGTCGCCAATTTTAATATTTTCAATTGGTACTTGGCCTTTTTCGGTAGTGATTAATGTTCCTTCTGAATAAGCATTCCAGTGCGCTGGCGGAGGGCCACGCCAGTCTGCGGTTGTACCTTTCATCTTCCTCCCGTCGAGGAACCAAGATTGTCCGTCAAGAGCGATACACTGGTCACTTGTTCTAGAATCAAAAGTGCTGAGCCATTGCATCCCTTTTATTACATCAGCATTTTCTTCAAACGTCATAACACGCGCATCATTAGCAACAGTAATAACGGCAGATCTTGCTAAACGTCTTGCAGCGTGTGTAGGTGTACGCATTAACCCATCAGTAAAACCTGATTCTCTTGTACCACGAATACGCCTAACTAATGTACCTATATCTTCACCGCCTATAATACCTTCTTGCATGTTTCGCTTAAAGGCATCTTTTAACCATGTGCTTTGATTTTTCCACCACGACTTAACAACCGCGCCTTCAATCATAGATCGACTAGCTAACGCTTTTAATTTAGATGCATTAACATGTTTACTTGCAAGTTCAACCTGCATAGCTCTGTTTATTGTATCTGTTGTTGTTCTACCTTCTAATAATGCAATATCTTTTAATTCAGCCGCTAACGTTTTCTCAAGTGTTGCATAAACCTGATCTATATCACCACCGGCAACACTCACAAGTTGTTTTAATCGTTTATTAATAAAGATAGGATTTTTTACACTAGTTGGATCAAATTTTAAAATACGCTTACGCAATTGTGCAGAAAGACCATTTATCATACCTATGATCTCTTTACTAACACTAGCTTCTACACGATGTAAATCAATATCATGCTTAGTTAGTATATCAACTATTTTATCTGTTAAGTTAGTCATCTTCATCTAATATCATATTGATCAACATTAAATAAACAGCTTCATCATAATTATATATTACTTGTTGATTATCTTCATTTGTAGAATTATCATTTATTGAATTTTCAATCGTTTTTATATTATCAATGATCAATGAAACTCACCTGTTATTCCAAATTGAACCATATCTGCAAACTCACGTAAATTTTGCGCTAATTCAAGATTAGATAAACCATCTTCTACAACTAATACAAATTGTGAAACATCCTTACTAATCGCATAATCAGAACATTCAAAAACAATAGTATGTATTGAACTTAATTCAATATCATCTGGATTATCTTTAAATGTATCTATCCTACGTATAGACATAATCAATCCTTAAATAATAAATAGTCCGATTTTCTTCGCACATGCACCGGACAAAACATGCTCACCAACCCAGAGGAATAAACAGGCTGCGAAACTTTAGCCTATCAATAGGCATTTTTTATCATATAGTGCTTATATGTTATTGTTCCTTAAAACCAATAGGCTTACCATTATCATCTGATTCAATAGAAAAGTTACGCTTCATAGGAATAATATTAGCTGGATCATTTTCTATTCCACCACCTTGAGTATCAATAAGACTTTTTTCATCTTCAATACTAATATCTTCAGGTAATATTTCACCACGCTTAAGATTATATAAAAATGTATCCTGACTGATAGCACCTGATTGATACATTTTAGTTAATTCTGCTATTTCTTGAGGTGTTAATTTACTATCAATAAAGTCAGTATTTAATTCAAATTTAATAGCATCAATTTGTGCATCTGTTGCACCACTCCACCACGCTAATGTTTTTAACGCTTTCTCTACACCGGCAGAAATATTTTTAGCTATTGCTGTTAATGAACCGCTTTCACCCGCTGCACGTATTTTTAATGTATCAGCCGCTTCAGCCGCTTTCTTATTTTCTTCAAGTAAACGCGCACCTAATATAGCCATTAACTGTTCTTTATCGTTTTTAATATCACGTAAAGCACTTAAGCCTTGACCCGTATATTCTAAAAATCCAACTTTAGCACCTACTTCTTCAGTAACCCACGCTGTAGCCGATCCTATTCTTAAATCACTATCTGTACTAAAACCTGCAACCCATGCTGTCGGTAATGCCGTAAAATGTGCGCCGTGTTCTAAATCAGCACTGGTACGATAATGAGAAAGATTAACTTCAGCTAAATGAATTAAAGGTGGTTGATCAGGTGATACATCCAGATCATAAGTGTTGATAAATTGAAACGGTATTTTATCTAAAGGTAATCCCATTCGTGTAGGTGCTGTATGCATATCAGGTACAGGTGTATATCTTTCATCACCTTTATTTTTTCGATAGACATCTTGCATATAACGTATATTTTCACTACCTTTTTCTTTGTTTAAAGTTAATACACGATATTGTGGACGTTCATTAATCGTAAATCCATCATCAGCTAACACTTCATAATTTTCATACATAACAACCATGGTTGTTATCTTGCTACTACCTACAACAGCTTCACGCCAATTAATAACGGCTTCAGTTTTATACAATGCAAGGTACGCTCTGAAATCAACTGTGTTACCTGTATCTAGTACATCAGTTAATATACCTAATCTGCCTGTAGATATGACATGCCGAACAACTGAACGCAAGAATGAATCAAACGGCTTACCGTCTAATGTAATGGCTTCTAATTGATGTTCTAAATGTGATGGGTATTCTAAGGTGTATTCTTTGCGGAAAATTGAACCCATAAGTGCTTGAACGGTTCGTGATGTTGCACTGTAAAATAATGCACGATTGATATAAGCTTCATACTCAGGTGAATCTTGACCGCTCAATTTAGGAATGTATTTCTGACCAGCTAATTTAACCGCTTTAGATCCGGCTATGGTATCGCGGCATTTTTCCCATTCTTCTTCGTATTTTTGATATTCTTTATGCTTATCACTAACTGGCATATCGGGCTACTCCTGATTAAAGATTAGCCAGCCCCGCCAGCAATTTTATACAGTATAGTACACTTATTAAAGCCCTGACAACTTCCTTTGCTCTATTTTTTTCTTTTTAGTAAATATGTATTTTAAGAATTGGCTTAATGTATCTATCTGATCCCATGTATCGCAGTTTGGAAATTGCATAATTTCAGTTTCAAAATCACCTAACCATTTAGCTTCATCAGGCAATGATAGTTGACCTGATTCAACATGCGGTGATTGCGTTTCCATTCTTGTTTGCTTATCAGATTCAGGTTCAATCGGTATAACAGGTAGATTACCTTTTAATTCTTGCACTAACTGTATACCACTCGCTTTGTTTTCTATTAATATTGCTTCAGGATTCCATTTTGTATGTAGATCTATTACCGCTTTACGTAATTTAGGATAACCAACTTTTTCCCTATATACATCAACTATCTTCCACGGATGATCTTTAGCATCTTGAATAAACGTTAAGCATACGCTTGGTGCGGCTGTGTCTTTAGGCTTTAAACCCGTATCCCATGACTGAATACATCTAAACCATTTTTGAGGTCTTACTGCATAACGATCAAACCAATCTAGTTTAATTCGATCACCACCAACAATTAAAGGTTCTTGTTCATGTTGTGCTTCAAAACCTGCCGTTCCTAATGATCGTTTTTGTTCTGCAAGATATTCAGGGCCATGCCTTGACGGAAATAATATATCACCTTCTTCACGTATTCTTTCTTTTTTGCTAATAGGAAATATAACGATTGTTTTTGATTTAGCTATTGTTGGTAATTTTAATATTTCATATCCACCAATTTCTCTTAATATATGACCTGTTAAATCATTGTTATTAAGTCGCTGCATAACCAATACAAACGCGCCTGTATTTGGATTATCTAAACGTGTTGATAGATTTTCATCAAAATCATGAACAGCTTTTATAATTTGTACAGGTGATTTAGCTTCTTTAACATTATGCGGATCATCAATAATCACTCTTGATCCACCCTTACCTGTACCACCACCGCCTGTACCACGCGCTTGCTGTCTACCGCCTTTATCATTAGCAAAGTAAGTAACTACGTTCTGATCGCCTTGCATCTTGAACACATCACCCCATCGTTCTTGATACCAATCGCTTTCAATAATAAGTCTACGCTCACGCGAATGATCACGCGCAAGATCACCTGAATATGAACTAAATAGATATCGGTTATGAGGTTTTTTAATCCATTCCCATACAGGCCAAGCCGTTGTGATTTGTCGGCTCTTACCTGTACGAGGTGCGATGTTTATAATTAATCGTTTGATTTGACCGGCAGTAACGGCCTCAAGATATTCAGCAATACAATCGTAATGCCAATTTGGAATAACGGGATTAGATGGTTCTATTATTTTCCATGATTCATAAAAGAATTTTCTGAAATCACGTTTGTATAATTCAGCCTGTAAAGCTATTACTTGTTTTATTCTTTCTTCGTCATGCATCAATCTATCATAGCATGATGTTATTACTTTTTATTGAGTTGATATTAATTTTTCATTTCTGAATATTGGAATAAATAAAAACCACCAAGTTGTTATCATAAACTTAACTTGAACACTTGAACCAGTTCTTACCGTTAAAGTACGTTGTTTTATCTTAGTGCTGTTCCAAATAATCATATTTCACCTTTAAAAAATTGGATGGTCGCAACTCCATCAAGCTCTAGAAACTTCCCTCTTTACCTTCGCGCCTAGGCCAGCTCGATGCTGGTGCGACTTCAGGTAAATGCTTGGCTTATATGGTGTCGAGTGGGAGAATTGAACTCCCATACTCAGGTTGAAAACCTGATATCCTAACCGTTAGATGAACTCGACTTAATAAATGCTTGGCTTGTATGGTACGGAAGGCAGGATTCAAACCTGCACGATGAAGCACCAGCCTATGCTTTTATCATCACTACCTTATAGCGTGTCTGCCATTTCCACCACTCCCGTAATAATTAGTGCTTCTACCTACCCTGCAAATTGAACAGATGTCTCGTTAGCCACAAAGGTATTAACGATAGAAACGGTTTATGCGGTCTACATAAAGAAGGATATTTGCATATTATTCAAGTTTAACGCAACCTCCCCTTCTAATCTGGTACTTACAATAACGGCCATGACTTGACTCACTACTGGTTATTACGTTTTCCCTTCAAGCAATTTGCTTACGGACTCAATATCCCCGTTTTTTACGTACTGTATTCCATCGGGGTTTTTCTTTCATTTTAAAATAACCTGTTTTACCACGTTTATTCTTTAAACTGTTTGAATGAAATTTAGGAAACTTACCATCCTGATAGTAATTAAGAAAACAATAATCACGTTTTGCTTCCCATTCATTTAAAAATATAATCATTGTAAGCGTTAAGCTATTTTTATGAATAATTTGATTATTTAATGTTAAAAATTTATACGCATAATGCTTGGCTCTATTGATAGCCCAATTAAATTTTTTAGCATACCGCTCGTTAGGCTTACGATTCCATTTAGCATTGCGCTTGGCTTCATTAGCTACAACAGCTTTCATAGATCTGTATCCATCACATTTAGATACTTGTTTCCAATCTATCTTCATTCAATTAGAAATCTACTTTAATTTCAGTATATCGACCAGTTCCAGATTTATGCTTAAACTGAATTTCTTCAACTTCAATATTAGTTCTTTCCTGAAAAGACTTAATAATTCTATCTATTTCATTCTCGCAATCTTTTTTTAATTGCCTTGCATCATCTAAGCTTAATTTTATTTCACTCATTTTCATTTCCCCTTCAACTTATTAGCATACTTAATTAACTTAAGTATATTTATTCAATTAACTTACATGGCGATGGATTTTCTTCAAATCTGACTGCCTTAATGATTTTTTTACCTTCAATAATAGCCTTCATTATCCTATGCCGACCATCCATAACCTCCCCATCTTCATCTAAAATTATAGGATGTTTTAAATCTGCATCTAAAACTGATTTCATATGACCTATCATTTCTCTTAATGTTAAATTTTCATATATATAATAAATATTAAGATGGTTTATCGGTATACTCATTACTTTTAAATCTTTAGATAGCGTAATAAGTCTTGATACGGCCCATTCATGCTTACCTAATCGGGACATTTGTTTATTAGGATCACAAAAATTATCAATTTTCATAGTTCACTCTTTTGTTATTAATAAAGAGTCCCCGCCCGGTATTGCCAACCGAGCAGGAACGTTGTCTTAGATTATGAGTCTAGTGCTAAATTAATAGCTGACAGTAGCGTTATAAGTAATTATGTTCATCAGGTTTTTTTAAGATCAATGTGATTAGCGCATTACCACTTTGCTATAATCACCCAATAAATACTTAATAAATACTTATTGGCGTGATCAGCGGGATTCGAACCCGCGCCTCTAATCAAAATACCTGAAACCGTCTTACTATTTTTTCGCTTAAATCTATTATGGTAAAAAACTAATGCTTATCTGTGAATCAGTTTCCGTGTAAATGGTGGTCGATTCAGTTCAGTAACAACAAAGCTAAATTTCAAGCTACCATAAAAATTTTAAATCTTTCCTTTAATAATATATTGAAACATCTTACTACCAATAGAACTTTTAACCGCTTCTACATTATTAGCTCGCATACGTGCTTTCTTAACACCTCGCATTAAATTATCAACTCGTTCCATCATATCAGCCTTTTCTTTTACTGATAGCATACCTGACCATACGTCTTGAACTGATTTACCTACATTCTTTGTTTCTTCCCATCGTTCAATTTGTGCAGGATGTTCAGGTGTTGCATCATATAAAACTTTATGCTGAAATGTTTTAGCTGTTTTAAAACGTACATCAGGATGAACCATTTTATACGTATTAGTTGAATCGTCACGTTCCCATGCTTTACCTGCTTGCAATGTTGGCATTGAATCCATCATATTACGCAATTCTTTTAATCGCTTTTCCATACCTAATAAAAAAGTAGCGGGTACATCTTTAGCCAAAATATCACCATCAACAATTAAATCTGATTTTGCTAGTTGATTAGTTGATTCTTTCTGTAATACAGCATCATAATACTTGCCAACCTTTTTTGAAACAAATTCAAGTTTTTGATTAACAGTAGTAACCATTTTCTGATGTTCATCAGTAGGTGCATTTAATTGATCAACTTCATCAAACATATCCCAATGCTTAGTAGCACCTAAAAAATGCGCTGGCTTATCTTTAAACGTCTTATTCGCTTCATCAATGATCTTTTTAGACACACCTTCAAGATCCCCTTCAACTGCTAATAACTCATGTAATTTTGTCATTTCTATTTCCCCTTCAACTTATTGGCATATTCTATTAATTTCTTACGCTTCTTAACAGGTATCCAAAGACATACTTTTACATTACCTTCAGATACCTGTCGTTTGTCATAATCAGACTGCTTACTCATTTTAATACTAAAAACAAACCCCAAAAAATAAACACTAAAGAAATAATTAAATCAAATGCTATATTAGTGGAAGTTCTTGATGGAATTATACCTTGTTGTAACCAAGAAATTCTACCTTGTTGTAACCAAGAAATTCTACCTAAACATTCAAAACACATTAATATAACAAGTACCCAAATGTAAATAGTCATAGTAAATTCTCATTAATTATATAATCATATACTATACAGTAATGTTATTACTTTTGCAACAGTTAAGCTGTAAATATTTTTATAACTCCCCATCCTCTCTGCCTTCTCGATCTGGCTTTATTAATATCAATATTAAATATTTTGCACATTTCCATAAACGATCTATATTTATTACGAAATTTTATTTTTATATTATTACGTTTATTATTATTATTTTCTTCATGATTTTGTAGATCCACTTCTTAAATTACACGCATCTATAACCGATTCTTCACCGCAACTACAAATGCAATTCCATCTTACCTGACCACTCTTACTATTTTCTGCACGAGATATAACTGTAAGCCTACTAAAAACTTGTCCTTTCAAATCTATTAATTTTGGCATAATATAAAACCTTCTTATAGTTAATACATTTCCTCTTGTAATTTCATCATTTCATCAAGTAACTGCTTTTCATCTTCATCACTTAATGGTTGTATTTGCCTATCCTCTGTTGATACGGGTTGGTGATTAAGCGTTTGTTGTGCTTCTTTTATTTGTTCTATTGTTAACATTCCGATTCTCCTTAAATGGCGGCGACCAGTTACCACCTACTTACACCGTCTAGCAAGTAGTTTTTTATGGACGGCTTTGTGATAACTGATCACCATAATTGAATACCGGATTCTCGATCATCACACTACCGGCAAAGTGTGGGTAGCAACCGTTCTTTAAGCGGTATGATCAGGGATTAACTGAATAACTTTTTAAACCATCTTACAAATATATTGGATTGCTCAACAGGTTTTTCAATAGGCTTAATAAAATGCTTACCGCCTCTATTTTCTTTTAATGTTTTCTTGCTGAACTTAAAATAACTACCTAACACCAAAACTTTATACAGCCTATCTGTAACAGCAACTATTTCGCCTTCGCCTAATACTGAATTACATTCATCATCTACATCTATATATAACTCTACCTTATCCCCTACTTCCATAATAATTTCCTCATTGTTTAATTAATTTCTATCTGATGCATAGTTTAAATAATTAGCAACATCTTGCATATCTTCAGCAAAATAACCGCCGTTACTAACTACCATTCGTCCTACTTGATTTAAACTTTTTAATTGCGCCGATGAAAAACTAAATGCGTTCACATCTGATTCCAATACACAAAATACCGTCTTATCTGGCCTCTTATTACTATCGTCAATAACTTCAGCAATAGAATATACACCCGTCATTCTAGGTGTAATTACGTATAAACAAAAATCACATATTTCACGTTGTTTTAATTCTTCATGCATACATTCTGGTGTCCAATCTTCTACAACCGGATTAAAATATTCAATATTTAATAATGATATTAATTCGTCACGCCATTTACTTTCATTACATGTACCACCTAAAAATACTTTATTCATTATAACTAACCCTCCGTATGTTCATCATCTTCAATAACACCCAATGCTAGTATAGCTTCAGCACGTTCTAATTCGTCTGTCGGTACATTGCTAAAATCGTATTTCTTAGTTTGTTCTAATTCGATATGGTGTCGATCCTTCTTGCCCCATCGTTTATTATGCTTGCGTTCTAAGTAAGCAATAGCCGCTTGTACGTTACCGTTACCCGCCGCTACCCTAATATTTGTTACACACGCAACCTCTGCCGCTACCTCAGCTTCCATAATGGACTCAACAAACTCAACGTATATATATTCGTTATCGTCCCGTACATGCGTTCCTGTAGCTTCTTCTTCAGCCTCAATACGTTCTATCTCAGCCCTTCCGCGTTCACCCCATTTGTAAAATGCAGCCTCGCTTATACCTACGTATTGACACGCTACCTTTATATAATTTCCAGCCGATATTACATTTACCAGCTTTTTTAATAAATCAGGTGTTAGTGTTTTTCTACGTCCCATACCTTCCAGTCCTCTGAATCAGGATCTATACCTTCAGCTAATATTATTAACGAGTATAACCTTTCAGCTTTTACGTTTAATGTATTTTTCATATTATCTTTCATTAATGAATAACCATCTTTATGTTGTTCAATAATTTGTAAATACTCTGTAAGATCTAATTGACGCGCTTTGATATGTCTTAACAATAATTCCCTATCGGTTTCTAATATACATTCATTAGTAAATGGTTTCTTTAAGTGCTTACTTAAATCTATAATATTATCATCAGACATATCAATCTCCATAACTAACAAGTCCTTTTTTATTAGCCTCCTTCATTGAACTCCACTCCTGCCTTTTCACATAATAGATTAACAACAGTAACTAGATTATTATGTTCCTCAATAAGAGTATTGAAATTATCCCTTGTCATGTCTGGCACATTATTTAGATTATAACCATCAGGAATAGTTACGGTATCACTGAAATTCCAATCGGTTAAATATTCTGGTTTCTTAATCATATTAATCCCCACGCATATAACTTAATAAATCATCTTCAGCTAATTTTACTAATACCATAAGATCACCCGTCTTAGCTGTACTGCTTGCTATGTATAGTTTATCTTCTTTATCCCATCCGATTATTATGCAATCTTTTAATTGATCTTTAGCACCTTCTAATACTCGATTAGCAGGAATATCTAAACGTGTGTATCCATTCAACATAACTACATTATCTTTATCGTCTGACATTTATTCGCATCCCATTATTTTACGTCTTGCTTCAATCATCTTTCCAATATTGCCGTTTTCTACAATATCTTTATATGATAATTTTAACCCACTAGCCTTATCATGTACTTCATTTCTAACGCCGTGATAATTCCTTATTACTTCATCTGCTTTTATTCTTATTTTTTCATCTTCAGCGTAATAATGAGCAATAACTAATTTAGCAAGTCTGGTAAATGCTGTTCTTTGATTTGATTGTCTTTCTCTAGATTCAGTGCCTTGTGCTTTTAATCCCGTTTCTTTATGAATTATACGACAACAGTTCTGATGTTTATTTCTATGCTGACCACCAGCACCTTGACCGGAAAACCATTCAATACGAAAATCTTTTTTTGTTAAATGTAATTCTTTTTTCATTCCTAACCCCGTTAAAAATGGATACTTACTTATTTTAGCATATTATAATCGTTCTGTTTCTATATCTTTAAATGTTTTATCTGTATTCTCAAGAGTAGCTTGTTTTCCTGTGAAGTCCTGCCAACGTTTAATTATTACGTCTATGTATTTAGGGTCTAGTTCCATCATGTAACAATTACGTTTTGTTTTCTCGCAAGCTATTAAAGTAGAGCCTGAACCGCCAAATACATCTATTACATTCATTTCTTCTTTAGATGAATTGTTTATTGCATTTTCTATAAGCGGAATCGGCTTCATTGTTGGATGCAAATCATTTTTAAGTGTTCGGGTAAACTCCCATATATCCTCCTGTTTATATCTTTCACCAAAAAAGCAATTACTAGGACATCCATACACTATTGGCTCATATCTGCTTTTATAATCTTTGCCTGATAAAGTAGCTTGATTTTTTTTCCATATAATTATTGATTTCCAAGAAAAACCTGTTTCCTTTAATGGCACTAAAATTAAATCTAACTTTAAATCAACAAAACAAAAATACCATGCGCCTTTATTTACTTTAGATAAATTATTTAATGATAATGTTATAAACTCAATAAATAAATTATCATCCATGCAATCATTTTTTATATTATCATGATTTGTATTAGCACCTTCATGGTGAAGTATTTTTTTTCCATTTTTTGTCGTATTACTTAATTCTTGACCTTTAAAATTTACGTTATAAGGCGGATCTGTAAAAACCATATCGGCTTTCTGTCCATCCATAAGCTTTTCAACCGCATCTATACTGGTGCTGTCACCACACATTAACCGATGATTTCCTAATATCCATACATCGCCTAATACACTTATAGCAGTTTCTTCAACCTCTGGTACATCATCTTCACCTTCATTATCTTCAGCAGGTGGATCAAAACGCATTTCATCTAATAACTTTTCTAGATTTTCTTTCTGCTCTTCGACTTCCTGCGCTAATGTATTACGCGTATCTTCTTCTATTGTTGCTAAATAAGTTATAGCATCGTAAGTAGCAAGCATTAACTTTTCATCTTCTTCAGATAGATCAACATAAGCAATAGGTATTGTATTTTGATTTTCTCTAATAGCTAATGTTACTCGCAAGTGACCATCTATCATAAATCCTGTGCGTTTATTGACAATAACAGGTGCGATAATACCGCCTTTTTCTATTTGCTCCTTTAGTACATCCTGTTGGTACTTTGGATGCAATCTATAATTCTGAGGATTAGCCAATAAGTTTTCAGGTGCATCTTCACCGTAACCAACTATTTTATTTTTCCATTGCATTATCTGTTCCTATTATTCTGTTTTTCCAATTGCTCATATTATCCGTCCGTTAAAGAAGTAACAACAAAAAAACCAGTATCGGTTACTCTTGCACCAAAGTTAATTTGAGATCGGTAAGCTTCAATCATACTTTCTAAATCTTCGTCCAAATTGAAACAGGTGGTTGTTTTAATATCATCAATCAAATCAGTTCCACCTAACACTAGCCATTTATCATTATAATAGATCTCTGGTGTTGCATATTTTTCTGTTATTTTTATTCTGGCTTTGGGGTTATCCAATACCACTCGTGTTTGAATTAAATTTAAATCAACCCTATCACCATAATCTCTATCGAAATTATTTTCAAAACGTTTTCGGTTCTTTGCCTTTTCATCTTTATCCATTTTTATAGATAACTGCAAAGCTTCAACTAGCCTTTCTGGTTGCTCACCTGCATATATGTAATCCCAAGGAAGTTTGATACTAATACATCCATCAGCCCATCGACTGACATAAAAAGCATCTTTACCTTCTTTCGGTACAACCGAGCCTAAATTATTAGTACCCCAAACAATATGCCACTTGGTTTCGTTTTCCAAATCTTCTCGTATGATTATGTAACTACTCATATTATTTACATCTCATAGGTCTTGGTGGTAAAGATATTTGTCTGTTAATTTCATACATCTGCACTACTGAAGGCGATCTTATAGAGCCATTTTCGTTTTTATCTCCCCATACATAAACAATGAGAAATTTATAGCCTTCCTCACATATTACTTTTGTTTGAATATAATCAGTCCTCGTCCCAAATACTGATAGTGGCATGAGCATTATAAATATAATAATTAGCTTATTCATATATCACCTATGCTTATTTCGTATTAATAAATTATGTCGTTTATCAAAACCGTTGCTTTTCTTATTATTTTTTTTGTATTCTTTAATTGATTTTGCAAATTTATTTAAATTTAAATTGATATCATTAAGACTGACTCCAAGAACACTAAATACTTTTACTGCATTTTCAAATTCTTGTTTAGTTACCCCACAATTAGATAATGAACTCATTCCTGTTCGTGGAGGTGAATTAATTATTTTATTCATTTATAGCCTCGCAGCTCTACCCATAAACCAAGGGATAATACATGCCAATAAAAGCGGTGTTAATAAAATAACAAGTATAATAGCTGATATAACATTAATTGATTTATTCATTTCTATTCACCCCGTATAGATTCAACTTGTTCATCAATAACCGTTATCTTCGCAAGTTCTAATGCACCAAGCGTAGATAAGAATGGAACACCATCACTGTATTCTTCAATCGTTCTTATAATAGCATCAAACAATATTTTTTCTTTTGGCCTTTCTACGCCTATGTCTTGTTTCATAATATAATTCCCTTTGGTACAACATATTCTCTACTATCATCACTACCCGCATTAAACACGATTTTTTTACCTTCTATGCAGTTAATGTACTCACGTATTGCTTCATCTGGACTGTTACCATCTCCATACTGACTTATTAACATAGATCCTTCAGATACTTCACAGCAATTAAAAGCAGCACTCCATCTATTATCTTGATTTGGATAATAAATTATTCTTATTTCTATATTTAAAGTATCGCAATATTCTTGTAACTTCATAACTTACCCCTTAAAATATATCTGATTCATTATTCCAATATCTGTATGCCATTTTACGACCAATACAATATTTAAAATGATCACTTATTTTACGTTTATGTAATAAAGGTGCTTTTTTTATTTCACTAACTCTACCAATCCCAGTATTATCAACCTTATATACATATAAACCTGAATATTCTGGTATTACACATTTATCAACTAATTCTTCAGGTATTAAAAATGAAAAATAATTACAGTGGTTTAATCCTTCCTGTAATGCATCATGCTTTGGTTTATTAATTATTTCTGGATACTTAACACCGCAGGGAAATAATGATTTCATTTCACCATCAACTTTAACTGTTTTTTTAAAATCAGCTTTAAAATCAGATTTGGTAAGTTTTATTTCAATCTCGTCAATATAACCACTTTTACGTAAACCAAGTAAATCCATTTCATTAAACCGCCAATCAAGATATATATTAGGTGCTAACATTTCGTATCTTTGAACTGTATGTCTATAAAATGCATTTTGCATATCTTTTATTTTCATGATTCAACTAAATCATTTCTATTAGGTATCCATATATCCTTTAATGCTTCGTAAGATCCTAGTTCTTGTGGAGGTTGTTTCTTTTTTAATTTATATGGAGGTACTGACCAATAACCACTTTTAACATGACTTACGTAACCTTCAATTTTTATTAAATAAAGATTAGATTTAAATTTATTAGGGGCAACTTGATATGTCCCTAATCCACCTACTATTTCACATTCATTCCATTCATTTGTACTTTCTCTATATGCGTATGCTATTTCACCTATTTCAAATTTCATTTGTTATCCCCTTAATCGTAGTGATACCAACGTTCCATAACTGATTCAACCATAGCACGACCCTGTTCTACATAAGATTCAGACTTAGCTAATTTTTTATCTAAAATTACAATTCCACGTTCTAATAAGTTAATTTCATTTTTTAATTTAAAAATATCATCATTTTTAGCTTCCATTGCTACTTTATGTTTTTTATTATCATTTAATGCCTTAACACTGATTCCAATAATTTCACCAATAAGCTCTTTTTTTGTCATTTTATTTATTTTATCGGCTAACTTTTTATCGCACCTTAATTCAACATCTATCATTTCTTCACTCATATGATCACCTATTTCTTCATTCATTTATTAACTCCTTCTTGCAATCATTTACAATATCAATATTGTATTTCTCACCGTGAGCTACTTTAAATGCAGCTAATGCAAAGGCATCAAACCATATATCAGGTACTGTTCTATCTAAAGCATCTTTCATTAACTTTACTAATTCATGTTTTATATCTTCATTCATGACCATACCCAATAAAAACAAGATGCAAATAAAGAAAATAAGCTTAAATAAAAAATTAAAGAAAATAAGCTTAAATAAAAAATTATAGCCAATACTACATAAACTCCACTGGCTTCATCTTCTATTGAAGAAGCAACTAAACCAGAAAAAAGCACAAACAATATTGATGTAAGTATAAATTTTACGCTAATATCCATTTCTATTCTCCAAAGGTCATATCAATATGACATTTCATTCTTTGTATATTCCGCTAACCATTCCTCAGTTTCTTGTGCGCGTACTCTTAATTCATTATTGGCAATACAATTAAAATCAGCAATATTGATAAACACACATTCTTCAACATCTTTATTATCATTTCTATCCCTACGACCACCTTTTTCTATTTTTATTTGTGCCGTATTTAGTTTTATAAATCCAGTGAAATCTATCCATCTAACAGCAAGTATTGCTGGCTTGTCCATATCTATCAGTTTATCATATTTTGCCTTACTTATCATGTATGTAGGGTATTGATCACGCTTATTTGTACGGCATTTTACTTCCATATAACTAATTATTCGTGCATCCCTTCGCATGATAAAATCACACCAAAAAAATTCAGCCGCTTTTTGTGCATAAAAATTACAAACTTTACCTAATGCATTAGCTACCATTAATTCATTAGATAAATCAGATTTCTTTTCGTATACAGGTCTAGGTTTTAAATGCATTTCTCACCATAATTAATAATGTTAATGGTGCTAAAAATAAAAGTGATAATGTAGCCGCTAATATTTTTTCTATTAAACTTGTATCTGCTTTTACAGGTATCAGTCTTAAACACATAATACTTAATATTAAATTAAGCCCTATGTAATATGGAATGTATTCAATCATAAAAATATCTAACTGATAATGTTAAAATCAACCACGGAATGTATAAAAATAATAAAAATAAAAATATATATATGAGTATTAACCAATGAGTATTTTTAACGTTATATGATGTTCTAGTATCTAACCTATATCCTATTAAAGATGCAATTAAATTTAATAACAAATAAACGTAAAAGTATTCCACTATTTTAATTCCTCTAATCTACGTACTAACGTCTTTAAACCAGTAATGACAGTATCTAATTTTTCTGATTCTTTAAATACAATACCAACAACCTTACCGGCAGTTGATATAACTTCATTATCATGATTAGGTCTTTCCATTAATACTTCTGATACAATCATATTCAATTCTACAGTAGCAAAACCTACATCTTTTCTAAATTCATGGTTAGTCTGAAAATGATGAACTATTTTATCTGACATTATTTATCCCTTAATCTCTGATTGTGCGTATTCACTTCATCAATTATTCTTTGTTTATTTCTTTCTTCTTCATCCTGATAAAATTCTAATGCCATTCTTGCTATTGCACCATGATCTTTATTCATTTTAGTATGTCGTAAATCTTCATCATCAGTTAATGAATCATAATTATGTTGATCTGCATAAAACTTTAATGAATCAACTAATACAGCATATTGTTTTTCAGTTATTAATTTCATTTATTTCTACTCCAATCAATAACAAATGACAAAAGAACAATAGCAACAAATGCTCCAACTACCCAACTATATCCATAATCTCTAAGCTGATCTGAAACATAAAAAAATCCTATACAACCAAAAATAGTAACCAAATAATTAAATATCGTATTTATCATCTTTCATACCTTTAACTACACCATATTTTTTAAATATTTTTACTCTGTTATTTTTCTTAACCTTAAAGATACCCCATAACATAACAATAAAAGGAATTACAAATATACAAATAGCTAAAAATAACTTCATAACGCATCCTGAAAATCATATTTTAAAGTAAATCCAAATAACTTAAATTGCCCATCAAAATATAATTCTTCAGCATCCATTTCAAGATAAGCTTCCATAACAGCTATATTTTCAAGTGATAATATTATTTCTTTGGATTTTAAATGTATTTGCCGTAATACCGTTTTGCATTCATCTTTTGATAAAAAAATAGTTCTATTATTATAAGAGGCTCCTTGTTTATCATATTTCTTTTTAATATCTAAAACTTCTTTATAAATATCCATTACCTCCATACTCCAAGTGATTCATCATAATAAAGTGGACAATTTTTAGGAAATCCACGTTCTACAATAATTAAAATTAATACGCTACCACCTTCTTCATGCTCACAATAAGGATTATTATTTGAATCAGTATTAAAATATATACATTCAGTGCAATTATCAGCTACAGATTCTTTCCTTATTATTCTCATTTCAATTCCTTGAGTATATTTTTAGTTTCTTCTACAGCCTTTAATTCACTCATACGATTAATCATTCTTTCTTTGCATGACACGCATAACGGTCTGTGCTTTCTATGATTTGTTTTTAAATGAATAGGCTTATGCATACTACAACCTGTACAAAAAAATGTTTCATCACTCATAATATCCTCCCAAATACCTTTTTATCAGCTTCACGTATTTTACGTAATACTTCTGCACGTAAATTATTTTTGCAACGTATGCATATAGATCTTCCTTTGTATCTTTTCTTATACTGTTGTGGTTTCACTTGCTCACATTCAGGGCATACAAATATATCTATGTTATGAGCAACACCATCATGATATTTCTTTATGTTGTTTATGTTCATGTAATAACCTAATAGCCTCAGTTTCAGCATCAAAACGATTCATGCCAGCATCGTATTCAAGAATGGCTGCACGTTCTTCTACGTATTCAATATCATCATCATTCATTTTTTATTATCTTTAATCTTGGCTCCATATTTAAATCTTTTCCCATAACTGAACCCATATGTACCGGCCTAGTTTCAAATCTACAATGAACAACACCATTATTTATTTCACGACTAATAGGCACTACAAATTCATATCCAATACGTTCTTCTATTTCATGCTCCATAAACCCACGCTCTATTTCATATCTAAGCTCATGAAGTAATCTATTAATTCTCTCCATTCTCATTTTTTTATTTTCTTCAGTCATTTACTTGTCCATTCCTTTCATAGCCATTTTATTGATTCACAACCCGTTCTATACGTTGTCTTTATTTCATTGTTTCCGCATTTAATACACTTCCTATAACTTCGCATAGGAAAGTCAAATTTATTATATGTAACCCATGATTCAAATTCATGCCTACATAATAATCGTTTAAACAAATTAATCATGCTTATTCCTATGTTTATCATCACCACATTTATGTTTATGCGGGTGTTTACAATTATAATGTTTTGGTGGTGTCGGTAATTTCTTCATAGGTGTAATAAGTTCATCTTCTTCACTTTCACGTAATCGTATTCCTAAATCCCATCCACGCATGACTATTTTATCTCTATCAATAGCGACCTTGTAAGATACTTCAACACCACCATCTTCAGATAAAGCACCTACACCTACACCACCTAATCCAACAATCGTATAAACATTGTTTTGTTTTAATAAACCTACACCGGCTTGTAATCGTCCCCATGATGATTTGTTATTGTCAGTTGTTGCATCAAAAAGTAATCCCGTTAGTAAAACGTTTTTATGATAACCAATATCTATACACGCTTTATTGCAGATCTGCCCGGAATAGCCCATATCTTTAAAGTCGTGCGTTCGTATACCAAAGAAAACAGAGTTATCCGCTTTGGCTTGTTCAATGGGTAATATAAAAAACAGTACCATTAAGAATATCCATAAAGCAGATAATAGAATCATACTAAGCATCTTTAATTTTTCTTGCATTTTATTAACTCCTAATTTTTAATTATATTAAATTTATTCTATTCAACTGGTTCAGGTATTTCAGGTATACCAATAATTGAATTTTTAAATAAAGTCATACTGTTTTTACTCCATGAGCAAATATCACTTAATTTACACCACTTACTAGGATTTACTTTACCTTCATCATCATAACCATTTTCATATACAACAACATCAATCCATTCTTCATTAATCTTAGCTTGCATACCATATCTATTAAAACTTCTTAATTTATACTCAACAACTCTATAATCATTAGCTTTAGGCCAAATCTTACCAACATACTCATACCCTTTTACAACAAAAGAACCTGATTTATTTTTTTCATCAAAATCACCTCTATTCAACTTAAATTCATTTATTATTTTATTGAACATTGTTTTAATTCCTCTTTCAGTTTATTTTTACGTGCGTTATCAAGTTTGATCATTTGTTCATACAGTTTTGTGTTATTAATATAATCACCGTATGTCTTACCTCTATCCAATACCCATAGTTTTTCAACTAACTTGGTATCAACAACACAATTTTCTTTAATTGTAGGATGTAAGCCGCAAGCACTAATGGTTATTAGGATAAGGCTGGTAATAACAATCTTTAACATTTTTAACCTCCTTTTTTTCAATTACTGGCTTTTCAACTTTTTCAATAATCGTAGTATCGCCTTTATTCATTGATGCTATGTAATATACAAAATAATGTGATGCTATTAATGCAATACCTAATAAAACCCTCCTGTCTTTTAAAATATCTAAAACTTTTTTAACAATTTCTTTATCAAGTAATTCTAATATAAATGGCGGTATCATAATGTCGCCCTCCTTGGCTTATTATAGACTAATCAAACCCCTGTAATACGTTCTAAGCGTTTTTTCTCTCTATACGTTTCAGCTACACCTAATGCTGCCCAAAGATGTGACTTGAACCCGTACAGCTTGCCTTGTGCCTTTTTTGTACCTACTGCTATCTGTTTTGTACCGCCGTACATATCAATTAACGCTTGCCTGATATTTGAATCTTTAGCTCTTGCAGAACCACATAAATGCATACAAACTTCTTTTCTATACACAAACTCCCAATCACCATCATCATAAGCCTGTATAAATCTACCTATCCATACACAAGTTTCAAATGTTGTTTGCCCTACACTCATGCCATAACTTGCAATCATTTCTATAGCTATTTCATATCTAGTTTCACTATATTGAAACAATTTTTTCAATCGTTCTAAAATATCATAATTATCATCAATCCCAACATAAACAATTTCATTTTGATGAAAAATAATAATTGCCGATATTTCAGTACCGGGATCAATAGCAATAAGATTCATTTTATTTATCTTGATTGTCTGGTTTAGAAACTAAACCTATAACAAAGGCTTTTATTTTCTTGCCTAACCACATGGCATAAGGCGCTAAAATAATAGCTATTATTCCTATAACAATACTTGCTATAAACCACCTCATTTTTTCCACTCCTTATTTCTAATAAAATGCGTAATAATAAGTACCGCAATAATTACTATCGCAGATAATCCAACTAAAAGAGTTAATGGATTATTAATTACCCAATCCATCATTTTGGCATTGCTCCTTTAAACGCACCACCTAATAAACCATTTAGATCCATTAAAGCACTTGTACCCGGTGAACCTGTTGGAATACCGTATACTTTCACATTAGGGCCAAGATTTTTTGCCCATTCAATAGATACTAATTCAGCACCACCTGCACCACTTAATGCTTCACGGCGTAAACGTACACCTTCAGCTTCAGCTTTAGCAATTGCCAAAATACCTTTAGCATCTTGCTCTTTTTGTGCGCGTCTACCTACACCCTCTAAACGTTGTTCTTCAGCATTTGCTTCTGCGGCCTTAATACGTTTTTGTTTTTCACCTTCAGCCACATTCTTAACTTTGATAGCAGCCTGTACTGCGGCTTCAGCTCTACGTGTTTCAATAACAACTTGTTGAGAAGCTTTAGCTTTCAATTCAATTGTCTTAACAAAATCTTGATTTTGAAAAGATATATCTCGTAAGTTCAAAGCAATATGAATACCTTTTGGTTTTAATTTATCACGTAATGTTTTTTCCATACTGTTTTGAATAAACACACGACCAACACCGGTATAAATTTCATCAGACATTTTACGTGTTGTACTATTTCTTAATGCTGCACGTAATGCAGGATAAACAACTTGATGATAATAATTACTACCAATTGTTTCATGCAATGTAGGTACGTGTTCATCAATCAAACCTATCTCAACCGACATATCAACAAGAATAGGTTGACCATCTTTAGTTTGTGCAGGTACATCAGGTAAATCATATTGCTTTAATCGTGTATCATAAATCGCAACATCATTTGTAAATGGCTCAATCCAATGAATACCAGTGTCTAATGTATGTTTATCAATACCACGTTCTAAACCAATCTTCTGTACCTTAAGACCAACCTCACCCGGTTCAATATCTGTAATACCAGATAATCCATACAAAATACCAATACAAGATAGAACAACTATTAAAGATAATCTGATTAATTTACTTTTCTTTCCTGCTATATAATCTTCTATATTTTCCATTTCTATTTCCTCTTTTTAGTAATTAAGCTTTACATCTATTATTTGACTTTCTAATTTATTACAAAAAATACATCTTCTTTCTTGTTTCTGTAATTCTATTTCACCTTTTTTATATCTTTCTGTATCCTCCCATTTTGTGAATTCATGTCGTATATACCATTTATTGCATAGTGGTAAATCCATAATATTCCTCTATACGATGGTGAATCGGTATTACTTATTTAAAAAAACTTCATTAATTGGTCTATAGCATATTTTTCTGGATTTAAAAGCATTGAAAATGCATCAATCATCCAAATTAGGCTAATTATAGAAGCTAAACTAATAATAATACTGCTAATAAAATTAAATACATCTATAGCTTCATTATCATCAAAAAATAAATTAAACCTTTCTTTTTTTTTGTTTATTATTATGAATAGATACCATAATAAAACTACAAGCAAAAAAAACATTCCCGCTTGTAAAGCTTTAACATAAGCATGATTAGTTAAAACTTGATAAAGATGTGGTACAGTTGTTCCAAATGATTCAGCTAGATTAGCAATTACACCTTCTAGTTTTCCTGTTAATATTTCGCTACTCATAATTATTCCCCTTTATTGATGAATTATAGTTGGTGAACTATTTTTCTACTTCAAAATTATGCCCACATTCAGGACAGGTAACATGCGCTTCATTTCTAACTTTTGGTGTTACCTTATCTTCCATTTCGTAACGTTTTTCTTTTAAATCTTTAACCGTAAAATCATTATCACTTGCTAATGTTAATAACCGATCACAAATTTCATCAGGTAAACCCGCTACTACTGCATAATGTGAATACGTTAATTTATCATCACGTTGTTGTGGTGGAAAACGTCTTGACATAAAAGCAGCATTTTTAATTGTGCCGTATGATTTACCCGTTTCTTCCATTGCTTGAGAATATTTCTCGCCGTAACTACGCTCACCATAATTACACCAATCACCTATCCACCAAAGCAAACCCTGTTTAACCTCACCAAGTTGCTTTCCTATTTGTTCCCATTCTTCAAAATTAATACCTTCACGAATCTGTAAACCTGTTTTGGTAATTGTTGCATTATTCAATTGCATCATTTCTGACATTGTATTCTCCTAATTGATATATGATTTAACCCATGCATAAGCAGCTTCAGGGTTAGCAAATTTTTTACATTGTTCAACCACCCATTCAATAGTCTTTCCGTTTCTGTACCCTGCCGCGATTTCTCTAGGCCATAACATTTCGTGTGGTATCTTTACCACTTTTTCTTTTTTGTATTGTTTTTTATGTTTTGCCATTAGATATTTAAAATTAAAGTAATAGCAATAACTGCAAGCCAAAACCAAGGCTGTATTATTAATACCATGCTTATAAGAAATAAAACTACAAGCAATGATCCGAAAAAACTAAAAAGTGCAGTCAATAAAGTATCAAAAAAATTAATCATATGACACCAACTGTATAGTGCCTTTATATAAATTATATCGAATTGATCTTGCCCATTGTGCGTATGTTTTTTCTTTTTCTACCGTCCAACCATTTTGCTTTAAACGATCCCATATAAAATCAAACTCACTAATACCTTTACGTACAGCAAGACCAAGCGCATCTTTATAATCGTCTAATGTTTCGTTAGGCAGATAAACATTACGTACTGATTTTTTAGATTTTATGGATTTAATTGCTTTATTTATTTTTTTGATATTTTGATGTTGTTTCTCTTTGGAAACTTTTGGTGCAGGTAAAGCATCTGGATGTTTTTGTGGTAAACGTACTTCTCTAGCACGACCCATAAATTGAGATAAGTTTATACAGTAATCATCACCATAATCACGACAAACTAAAATAGCAGCTTGTAAACGTTCATCAGATAATGATTTTATAGCTTCTACCCAAAGTGGGCCGGGTTGTTCACCATGTTCTCTAATCCATGATTGACCGTATAATTCAATCATTGAAAACCAAAATGCACTAAATCTATCATTCATCATTCAAAATCCCCTTCGATTACTGCATGACTATTATTTATATTATTTAATAAATTTCTTTTTACCCTATCAACTTCATTTTCTGGTTTACGTGGTGGATTTTTATTATTATTTATAAACCGTTCAATTTGATCTGCATTTTTAAATATTACATGCAACCCATTATACTTAGTGTTTTGATCATTGTCACCCATATTATGAGGCGTTTTACTACAACCATCTATTGCTTGCATTAATTCATTTTCGTTAAATAGCTTTAAACCTTTTCGTATATCTCTATCACGTTTATCATCAAACACCGATTTAGATGTATTCATTATTAATTTCCAATATTCAAAAATTCTTTCGACACTTTCTTTTCTCGTATTATTAATACTTGTAGTATTATCCTCACTGTTTTTAATGATACCCCTATCATCATTTTCAGTGATAGGTATAGTGTTTTTTAAATATAGCCTACGTTCTATAATTTCTTTTCCTTTTTTAATTAACCTAGTATCTATAAAGCTTTGTTTAACAAGATTATTAATCCAAATACTAACTGTATTTTTACTAACATTATACAATTCAGCAAAATATTTATTTGATGCATAACAATAACCTTTTTTATTTGCTAAACAAGTTATTTCACCATACATTAACTTTTCCATTGGTTTTAATTTATCACTATATCTAACATTTGCAGGAATTATTGCGTAATAAGATGATTGTTCAGTCATGCTTATCACCATTTATATTTATAATGTTATTTGAATTTTCTTTTTTTAAATATAATTGATATTCTTCAGTAGATATTTTTACTTCTTTATCTATTTTTTCCCATAATTGACACATTTCACCATAATTAGGCTTATTTATAATATTTTCACTTGAGATCCAATTACTTTTAAAACCATCCTCCAATGATAAGTCTATTGTACATATAGATAAGCATTCAATAGCATTTATTAAGAAAATAGTATCATCATTCATTTTTATATTGGGTGCTGACAGAACAGCTTGAATATTTATATTTTTAATATAATTATTCGTTTTATCAGCTATAAAATTTTTAACACCTTCTATATATCTACATATTTGAGCAACAGCTTTCATATCAATAATTTCTTTTTTTAATTCAATTATTGTTATAAAAACATAGCCTTCATAATCACAATGATATCTAATAATATCTATTTCACCATAATTTCCAATATTAAATTTTTGTTGATATCCAGAAATACTTTCTCCTAACAATGGACACTCTTTTGTTTCATCCATTAATTTACATATATAATTTTCAAAATCTTTTTCTGAATTAAATTTTAAAGTAGTCATTAAAAATCTCCTATTAAATTAATAAAAGGATTGAAATAGAACTTTCTGGAATGTAAAATAGATTCATTCCAAGGGATTCCTTACAATCCAGTGGTGCTATCAAACAAGCTACGAACTTGATTTGATAAGAGGCCAGCCTTTAACGAGGTTGGTCTTTTTTTATACGCTTTTTTTCTAAATAAATCAATATCTATATATTTCTTTATCTTGTAAATATCCACATTTTTCACATAATCGTTTTTGTCTTAATTGAGTATTTTCAATTGGTTTTCCTCGCATATTTTTAGGTGCAATTATGCCCGGATATTCTATTACACTTTGTTCATACTTTTCCCATTTAGACCATTTATGAAATATGTGCATTTCTATTCTCCATTATATTCTCCCAATAATTCATTTTGATATTCTAATAATTTTTGTTCTGTACCATAGCGACTTTCAAAACGCCATTTAAACGGGTGTCTACTAACGTAACGATCATCCATAGGCATGTTCTGATCAGCCATATGATGTAGGTAACAAAGTGCTAAAGTTTCAGCATGTCGTTCTTGTGTTTTACAACCGTTAATATGATGAATTTGTGGTGGTGTAAAAATACCTTTTTCTTTTTTACAAATAATACAACCTATCTCACGCATATTATTATGACGTTTTTGCATTAGTTGATTTGGTTTTACACCATTCATCATTTATCGCAATGATATTCTTGTGCATATGTTAATTTTCTATTTTTAAATTCTTTTTTATTACGTTGCTTTTCTCTTTCAATAGATAATATTTCATCAATCTCTAATGCTGTATCTACCATTTTTTCATTATCTTCAGGATTGCATATTACTTTTTTAAAACAATCTTCATGATAAGAATGTTTAATTGACTCATAAGCCCAACGTTTAACAACTCTTTTTATACAACCTTCCTTTAACCCACAAAATATACATTTTCTTCTAAACATAATTATATAACCCTCAAGTTGTCATATCAATATTACTTTTCAATTTTCTCAAGTGTCTCAGGATCAAACCCACGATAGCGTAAAAGATCTTGTGAATTTTTATTATAAACACCACAACGTTTTATCCAGTTATAAATTGTATAAATTGAAAAGCCTGTTTGTTCTGAACATTTTTTAATAGCGTTTGGTTTTCCAAAAGCCTTTTCAATTACTTTATAAAATTTATAGTTCTGCCATTTATGATATTTCTTTTTAGGCTGTACAGGGTTATCACGTCTATATTTTTGTCGTTTCGTTAAATTCATCTGATTATTATACGATAATATCAATAAGTTATATATAGTAGTATCAATATATCTTTATATCCATATATAAATCAATAACTTACAAATTGTTTGCATTTATGATTATTGTGTGTATAATTAAATCATAACTTAAACGAACCGAAAAAAGGTGAACAACATGATAGACGCAAATACAGCACTTAACCAATTAGCCCAAGCTAACAACGGTATCAATAGATTAGTAGCAATGATTGGTGCAAAGAATTTTGCAAAGGATGAAAATTCAGTATCCTTTCGCTTCCCTAGTAAAGCACGTAACAAAGCAAATTATTTTAAGCTGATATTAAAAGTTGATGATACATATAGTGCTGAATTTGGTTATATCAGATCAATGAATTACACAGTACGTTCTGAAGTTGAAGGTCTTTATTTTGATCAACTGAAAGAATATTTTGAAAATGAAACTGGCTTGTACTTGAGTTTATAAAGGAGAATTAAAATGTATTCAATATTATACACGTATAATAAAACACATTGTTCTGAATATATTGCAAATGAAAAAATGTACCTTTAGTATTCAACACAATAGATGAAGCTGAAGATTATATTTTAAGCATAACTACTAAAGATCATACTAATAATGGTAAATTTACTATTGTTGAACAATACGGCCATTAAACTAACAACCGAAAAAAGGTAAATGAAATGAAAACTGATCGTGAAGAAAAATTTAAAAGTCTTGCCACAATTAGAACTAATAAAACAATAAAACAAATACGTTTAATTGGTAATCTATCAGATAAATCAAATTATAAATATAATAAAAAACAAATTGATGCAATTATTAATGCAATTGATAGTGAATTTACAAAAATGAAAGAACGTTTTGAAAACGCTGGTGAAACTGAACACTTTAAATTGGATGATTAGAAATGAATAAACATAATCAAAATATTATATGGGAAGCTATTGGCCCTGATGGAATACCTAAAGAAGATTACGATAAAGATCAGGGTGAAATGATTGCGGGATTAATATCATACGCAATAGTTACTAACAACGAACCGATGTTAGGCAAAATAATTATGGAATATGCACGACCTTACTATGAAAAACATAAAGTTGAGGAATAGAAATGAATGAATTAACGGTTTTAGAAAAAATAAATATTATAGAGGTATTTAACCAAGACGGGTCTAGTGATCTACTTAAAAAAATCAAGGATGAAGTTACTGATATTACTTTTGATGTAACCACAAGTAAAGGTCGTAAAGAAATAGCTAGTATGGCTTATAAGGTTGCTAAATCAAAAACATATCTTGATGATGCTGGTAAAGATCTTGTTTCAGATTGGAAAGCTAAATCTAAAATAGTTGATGCTGAACGTAAAAAAATACGTGAATATCTGGATAATCTGAAAGATGAAGTTCGTAAGCCATTAACAGAATGGGAAGAAATTGAAAAAAATAGAATTGAAAAACATACTACAAATATTTCAGAAATAAAAAGTTCTGGTATTTATTCTCTTGATAATTGGATGGATTTACAACTAGAAGCCATACAAGATATATTAAAAGAGATTGAATCAAAAAAAATAAATGATTCATGGGAAGAATATGCTAATGAGGCCGCTATAGCTAAAGAAAATGCAATGATTAACGTTAAACAAGCTATAGAAAAACGTATTAAATACGATGATGAACAAGCTGAACTATTAAAATTAAGACAAGAAGCAGAAGAACGTGAACGCAAAGACCAAGAAGAAAAATTAAGATTGGAAGGTGAAGAACGAGCAAAAAAAGAAGCTAAAGAAAAAGCGGAAATAGAAACCAAACGAATTGAGCAAGAAATGGTTAAAGCAAAAGCGAAGGCCAAAGAAGATGCTGATCGCGTAGAAAAAGAAAAAAATGAAGCTTTGCAAGCTAAGGTTTTTGCTGAAAAAAAAGCTATTGAAGCAGAACGTAAAGCTAAGGAGGATATTGAATTAGCTGCACAACGCGAGCGAGATAGAATTGAGCAAGAAAGAATCAATGAAGAAATTGCTGCTAAAAACCGTGAGGCTAATAAAGCACATAAAAAGAAAATAAACAATGCTGCTTTAGATGCTTTTGTTATTAGTGGTATGAATAAAACACAAGCAGAAAAAGCAATAATTGCGATAGCAAAAGGACAAATACCACATATAACAATTTCGTATTAAGGATTAAAAAATGAAAGTATACATAACATTTGGTCAAATACATGTTCATTCTATAAATGGCAAAACATTAGATAAAGATTGTATAGCTGTTATTAATGCAAAAGATTATAAAAGTGGTAGAGCGTTAGCATTTGAATGGTTTGAAGGTGAATTTCATAACTGCTATACCGAAGATAAAATAACAGATGAATTACTAAGTTATTTTCCACAGGGATTAATTGAGGTTAATTAAAAATGAAACGGGATGATTTAGAACAAAAGGCTTTAACTGTATGCCCAACTGATATTTATTATGAGCTAATGGATTGTATTAATGAAACACCTGATTATTCATTACAACAAATAATAAATTTTTACACGCCTAAGCATGATGGGCATGTACAGTTATTTGAGCAGCTTAATTATGAAAATGATACACAACAATTACAATGGGAGTCAGCATAATGCAACCAAATGAATTTTCAACTATCGAAACGTGGATGATGGTTAGTTGGATTACTACATCAGAAACACAAATGCTATTGTGGGATGATAAGGCTAAGTTTTATGCACAATTAGAAATTCAACCTAATATTGAAATGGATGAATCACCTATTGAAACTTTATCTAAAGACATGGAAAAGCATTACTTTAGTGAAGCTGATGCTGTTGTTAGTGCATCTATCTATAATGATTTAATCAGAGCTGGATTAAGAAAAGTTGATTTTGATGAAGTTGCTGATACTTTAATTAATCGGTATAGACCATAATCGGGAGTTTATAAATGATTAGACGATTAGGCACTAATAGAATTAATAATTTTGAAAAATGGTTAAAACAATTAGGTGCTGAAATAATACCTGCAACAAATCCTTATGAGTTATTAAGGTTTAATTGTAAACATGGTACTGGTGTTATTTATAAAGGTAAAAGAGGTATTAGTGTTAGCGCGCCATTTGTAACAGAAGCTATTGATTGTTTTTTAACAGCTAAAAAATGGGATGGTAGATTTAATTCAACTAAAAGAAATGTATCAAAACAAATAAGACAACTTTTAGCGCGTGATGGTAATAAATGTTTTTATTGTAATCAGGAAATGAATGACAATGAAATGTCTGAAGAACATTTATTAAGCTTAATACACGGTGGTAGTAATAGAATGGAAAATAAAGTATTAGCGCATAAAGAATGTAATAATATTGCAGGTCATAAAACTGTATTTGAGAAAGTAAAATTGAGAGAAAATTGGAATTAAAGAGGTATTATTATGCCAATAAAAAAAGTTATAAATAAAGGTAAGCCAGTAAAAATATGGACTAATGACATAGATGATAATGCTATGAAGCAATTAGAAAACATGTCGCAAATGAATTTCATTCATAAACATATTGCGGCTATGCCTGATGTTCATTGGGGTATGGGTGCAACTATCGGTTCTGTTATTCCATCAAAAGGCGCAATTATACCTGCTGCGGTTGGTGTTGATCTTGGTTGCGGAATGATTGCAGTAAAAACAACAATTACTGCTAATGAATTACCGGATAATTTACATACTATCAGAACTGATATTGAAGCGGCTGTACCACATGGACGTACTGATAATGGCGGTATAAATGATAAAGGTGGTTGGCAAGATACAATTTCAGTAGATGCTTCAGATAGATGGATTCCCTTAGCATCACGTTATGATGAAATAATACTCAAGCATCCTAAAGCTAAAGGTTATAATTCATGGCAGCATATGGGTACGCTTGGTGGAGGAAATCATTTTATTGAAATATGTCTTGATGAAAATGATAATGTTTGGGTTATGTTACATTCAGGCTCAAGGGGTGCTGGAAATAAAATAGGTTCATATTTTATTGAACAAGCAAAACGTGAAATGGAACGTTATCATATTACACCTTTTCTTCCAGATAAAGACCTTTCTTATTTAGTTGAGCATACAGAAATATTTGATGATTATTGTAATGCTGTTTTATGGGCGCAAGATTTCGCTGAACAAAGTCGTTTAGTTATGATGCAAGCAGTTTTAAAAGTTCTACATAATCATTTTGGAAATTTCGGAACAGATAAAAGTGCAATCAATTGTCACCACAATTATATATCAAGAGAAAACCATTTTGGTTCAAATGTTTGGGTTACTCGAAAAGGTGCTATTCGTGCGCGTGAAGGCGATATGGGAATTATACCCGGCAGTATGGGAGCAAAATCATTTATTGTAAAAGGTAAAGGTAATAAAGATTCATTTTGTTCATGTTCTCATGGTGCTGGTAGAAAGTTAGGGCGAAATCAAGCTAAAAAAATGTATACAGTTGATGATTTAATTTCACAAACAGAAGGTATTGAATGTCCAAAAGATGAAGCAAGAATTGATGAAATACCATCGGCATATAAATCTATTGATGTAGTTATGGAAAATCAATCTGATTTAGTTGATATCGTTCATACATTAAAGCAAGTTATAAATGTAAAAGGATAATTAAAAAAGCGGCCATAAAGACCGCTAAAGGGGAGTTTAGAAATGAAAGACCTTTAAGGGAAAGGTCAGATTTCATGATGCATTAACTTGTTTAATATTGCAATAGGTGATTTATGAGAATTAATTTAACTGTTTTAACTGAAGCTGAACGTGACCTATACGAATGGAATAATGGTATGTCGAGTAGCTTTAAAACTCATTTGATGAACGCTATTTCTGTAGCGGATATCGGTAATATGGCTAAGTTAGCAATGGCTTTTCCTGATCATGTACGTGTTTTTAAGAGTTTTAAAAGTAAAAACGGCTGGTGGGATGCATTAATAGATAGAATACAGGTATAAGTTGTTGAATTTCATACACTTAAAAAAAGTTTGCAATTCATAATAATGTATGTATAATTCAAAGTGTAAGTTAAATAAACAAACCGAAAAAAGGTGAATATTATGTACTATAGAGAAGAAACAAAATCACATTCAGTAGCACTTGAAAACGATCAAATTATAATGACCGCACCAAGCGTATTTGCTGAACAACCGCATAGTGATGTATCCGACAAATACGGTTTTATACCAACCATTAATGTTATTGATGGTCTACGTGCTGAAGGCTGGTATCCAGTTGATGCAACTCAAAAAAATGTACGCGACAAATCAAAGCAAGATTTCACAAAACATTTAGTACGATTTCGCAGATTAAACGATGATATTACAGTAGGTGATTCAGTTGTAGAATTACTACTTACTAATAGCCATGACCGATCAAGCGGCTTTGTATTACATGCAGGTGTTTTTAGAATGGCATGTGCTAATGGTATTGTTATTGCTGATTCAACTTTTAATAAAGTAAGTGTACGTCATAACCGTTTTGCTACTGAACGTGTAATTGAAGGTAGTTACAACGTAATTGATGAAGTGCCACTAATTACTAGTCAGATTGAAGGTATGCAAGCGATTGAACTAAATCGAGCTGAACAAGAAATATTTGCACGTACAGCACTAGGTTATATTTTGCCAGAACCAAAGCAGAATCAAAAAATAATTACTTCATCAGAAAATTTGACTAGCCAAATGTTACGACCTAAAAGAAGTTCTGATACAGGAATGGATTTATGGAGTACATTTAACGTAGTACAGGAAAAGGCTTTACGCGGTGGTATTAGAATGTCCAAGTGGACTGACGGTAAAGGCTATCGAAATAGCACTACACGCGAAGTTAAAAATATTGATAAAAATATTAAACTTAACAAAGCACTTTTTGAAATGGCAATGCAGATGAAGGCTATTAAAGAAGCCGCCATAGTGCAATATACGTTGCTTATTGATACAGCAAGCCGGAACCGTAACCGGCAACTATTAACGCCGATTAAGGCAAACAACCGAGAAGGTAAATAAAATGAAAGCACACGTAAACAGTGGAGATTTCCAACTAGCACCAGAAGGAAGTCATTTTTGTAGATTAATTCGTATCATTGATTTAGGTACAACTTACAACGAAATGTACAGTAAAAATCAGCATAAAATTTGCTTGATGTATGAGCTTACTAGTTGTTTAATGGAAGCAGATGATAAAGGCGTACAACGCCCTTTTATTATTGCTGAATTTCCAACTTTAACTATGAGCGAATTAGGTAATCTACGCGCACGAATTGTAACATGGCGAGGTAAGGATTTTGTTTCTGATGAAGAAGCTGAAGATTTTGATATTTCAAAAATGCTTAATGCTCCCGGCTTAATGACTATAATTCATTCACCTAATAGCAAAGGTAAAATGAAAGCTAAACCTGCATCAGTTATTTCATGTATAGAAGGTATGGAAAAACCCAAAGCTATAAATCCATTAGTGTTTATTGATTTTGATGATTTTGATATGAAAACATTTGAAACGTTATCTGATGGTATGCAGAAACAAATAAAAGAAAGTAATGAATGGAAAGAATTAATAGGTGAAAGTAAAACAGAACAACCACCAGCCGCAGCTTTGCCAGATGAAATGCCGGTTATGTCTGAAAATCCTGCACCACAACAGCAACCTGCACCTAATGCAATGCCAAGTAACTTTGATGACGATATTTCATTTTGATTAAAGGGGAGTTATGAAATGAATTTCACCATAGATATCGAATCAATTCCATGCCAGCAAGAAGGAATTGTTGAAACATTTAAAAAAGAAATAATTGATAATTTAAATCCACCCGGCAATATTAAGAAACAGGAAACGCTTGATAAATGGTTTGCAACTGAGATAGCTAATGCAGATAAGAATGCTGAAACTAAATGGATCAAGACTTCACTAGATGCTAATTACGGCGAGATAATTTGTATTAGTTATGCTATTGATGATGAACCACCTGTAAACGTTATGCGACATTTAGATGAATCTGAAGCTGGTTTATTAATAACGTTTTATAAATCTGCTAGTAAAGCTATCGGGATGAGTATACCTATGATGATAGGCCATAATATTTGCGGATTTGATTTAAAGTATATCTGGAAACGGTCTGTTATTAATAATGTTCATCCAACCATACCTCTTTATCATGATGCAAGGCCGTGGTCAGATCGTGTATTCGATACGATGCATGAATGGGATTCTACTAAAATGATCAGCATGGATAACCTATGTAAGTTGTTAGGTATTGAAGGTAAAGATGGTTTTGATGGTTCAATGGTATGGCAAGCTATTAAAGATGGTGAGTATGAAAAAGTTGCAGAATATTGTAATAATGATTGCATTAAAGCACGTAAAATATTTAAACGTTTACAATTTATGGATTAATACAATGAATGAATTTTTTGAAAAGTATCAAGAAAAAGCTAATGATTATGTATTAGCGCGTGGTGATGAATCACCTTACCCTGCATTATGTGGTTTATATGAATCACATATTAGATTTTTAATTGACAATTTAATAGGTATTGAATCGGCTGTAGATGTTATTAAAAACTCAATTGATTCAGATCCGTTAATGGCTAAAATGTCTGCTCTAGCAATAGAGAATGAAATAAAAAGTATTTATCGTGTGCTAAACTCAACACTGGATACCAAGGAGAAAACTAATGAAGAAACCAAAGAAAATATATCTTGAATTTTTAGATAATCTACGTGAAATGGGTGAAACTAATATTGTTGAAATTAGAGCCAAGTTAATAAATGAATTTGATATTGGTCATGGTGAAGCTAAACAAATATTAGTCTATTGGGCAGAACATTACGATGATGAACCTGAAGAAATTGAAGAAATAGATTTCAATGCAGAAAGTTCATCTATTTATTCAGGATAATATTATGAATATTAAAATACCTTATTTAATTTATGAACATATACCTTTTTTATACGTTGTTTTAGGTTTGCTATGTTTAGTTACTGGTGAATTTATATTAGGTCTTATAGGTATTTGTTTATTCATTTCAGCTTATAAAGTTTCATCAAAGAGAACTGAGTATAGGTTATTACATTTTAATTAATTATGACTGCGGTGAGTAAAGATTATGGCTCTCTTGTGCTGCATGAGGTAGTCATACAACAACAGCGAGGAAATGAATTATGAATACGGGAAACTGGTCAACGGGAAATAGGTCAACGGGACACTGGTCAACGGGACACTGGTCAACGGGACACTGGTCAACGGGGAATAGGTCAACGGGACACAGGTCAACAGGATGCTGGTCAATTAGTAATTACTCAACAGGCCATTTTAGCACCAATGATTATGATGGTTTTAGTGTGTTCAATAAACCATGTTCTATAGATGACTGGGACAATGCCGATAAGCCTGATTTTCTTTACTTCGATTTAACTCAATGGATTGATGCGGCTAATATGACAGACAAAGAAAAAGCCGATCATCCATCACATGAGACTACAGGCGGGTATTTAAAAGTTTACGAATATCAGGAAGCGTTTAAGGCTTCGTACGCAAGAGCCAGCGAAGAAGATAAAGCCAAACTGTTTAAACTGCCGAATTTTGACGCTGAGATATTCAAAGAGATTTCTGGCATTGATGTGAATGAAAAAGCAACGATTAATATCGGTGGTAAAAACTATCGTGTATCTGATATTGAGCAGGCTTTGAATGTGATTGAGCCGGTTTAACAGAGAAGGAAAGAGAAATGAACACTATTGATTTTTGCTTTTGGTTACAGGGGTATTTTGAAATATCCGATACTGACGAATTAACCATTGACCAAGTTCGAGCAATAAAACGTCATTTGAGTTTAGTATTTAAACATGAAATTGACCCATTAAGGGAAAGTGAAACGTCAACTAGCCCAAGCGTATTAAATCAAACGCATGGTGGCAATGATACTTTGTTTAGGTGTTAACACCCCCAAGCGTTGCGGGGATTGTGGGAGGTTGTATGAATACAGTTAGAATAATTTGCAAGCAACGCGCTCGTAAATTAAGGAAGCGTAACGAATCTGTCTGGTGGTGCAATTTAAGAAATAGTTACGTTTGGGAAATGAAGTATAAATACTTGCATAGATTTCCCGGCGACACTACAAAAATTAAATGCGGACTAGCCAACCAATAAGGAGCAGACAATGACTAAACACATAGACCCAAACCACGTAAACGCGACTGACTTTGATAATGTTGGCAGCAGGGACAAGCCGAGGCTTACTGATATGGAATTTAGATTTGATATTACCAAATTCATGAGCACTGATAAGCTATCTATGGAGGATATTGACTCTTTAGTAAAGCAGCTTAAGAGTGACCATAGAATGATACCTAACATATATGATAATTTCCTCAAAGCTGTTGAACACCTACAAGCACGTAACAGTGAGCTTGAGGGAGCAATAGCTGAGTTTGAGAAAGATCAGATATTATATAGCGGCGAGGATTATATAGACTTTTTAGAAGAAGTGGAGGGTATAAGACAACAACTAACCGAAGCTAAGGCAGAGCTTGAGGCAGCTAAAAAATGTTGCACACAACGAGGCGCAAGAATGCAGATACTTTTTAGCCAAGTAAAAGGAACAAACTACAATAATATGGTGGAAGAAATGGATAAGTGGTTTGATAAAGATGGGGTTCCGTTATGAGTGATATACAGGTAGCGATAAATAATATGCAAGCTGTTGTGGATATGTCGGATGATGAATTAGCCTGTGAGCTGTGTAGTAATGTCATTCAAATTATTAAACATTTTCAGTCCGAGCTTGAGGCAGCAGAAAGGCAGGTTATGCACTATTCAATGATGAATACATGGCCGTTTCAAGCTGATGCGTTACAGTCCGAGCTTGAGGCAGAAAAGGCGAAGATGGTTAAAGTTGCTGCAATAGTAAAAGATTGGTCTTGCTATGCAGGTTCGGCAGATTTTGAAGAAAGGAATAATGATTTAATGAAATGCTTAGTTAGGATTCAGCAAGCCCTAGACGGGGCGGGGGAATAATTATGTCATGGGAGCTTACAACGGTTACGTATCCTAAAGCGCGTAAAGAATATCATTGTGATGCGTCTAGAATACTTATTGATTCTCTTGGATTAAACAAAAAAGAATACAGCCCTGAAGATTGGGCAGTTATCGAAACTATGAGGCTAAGACGTTTCAAAATATTAGCTGGTGAAAAGTATTTTAAACTCAGTGGAAAATGGGAAGGGGAGTTTTCAATCTTCAGGGCAATACCTGAAATAGATGAAATTTGTAAAAAGTATGATTTGTATGAAGAATAGCACAACAGCAAGCGGAGGGGTGAGGGATGAAGAAACATGCCCGTTGTAGATTATTAACAAATTATATGAGTATTTGGCTTTATAGTGTTGGCTCACCGCCTGAGCCTGTAAATCAAATTTATTTGCATTGGTTAAACACAGGGTATGTGCCCAGCGAATCAGAGATAAAAAAAGCAATTAAAAAATCTGAGCAAGCAAGGGGTAAAATATGACTAACAAAGACAGTATAGACAGGCAGGAGGAAACATCAGTCGCTTTCTGGAAAAGTTTCCATAAATATGTGCATACTAAAAGTATTATTGCCCCTGATGAATTTTATGTAGACGGGGTGGAGGTTACTCGATCAGAGTATGTCCAGCTTGGAGGGTTTATTTCTATGCACAAGGGGAATGATAATGATTACAACACTGAATGATATTAAAAGCCATTTACCTTGCACTTCAGGCTGGGAGACTCTATTAAAATCACTGGGTAAAACCAAACCAGACGATGAGCCAATAGACTTAATGACTATACTCAAGTCTAACGGCATTAAAGATGCTATCTGGTGTCTACGCTGTTTTGATTACCTTGATTATTGTTTATTTCTTGCTGATATTGCTGAAAGCGTTTTGCATATCTATGAAAGAGATAATGACAACACTGCTCCGCGCGAAGCCATAGCGGCTATTAGAGAGTATAAGTTAGGTAATATAAATAAAATAACCCTTGCTGCTGCTGCTTATGCTGCTTATGCTGCTTATGCTGCTTATGATGCTGCTGCTAATGCTGCTGCTGCTGCTTATACTGATGCTTCTAGAAAACAAAAGTGGGAAGAAATAGAAGTGTTATTTATTAAACATTTTGGTGGTAATAATGAGGTGGAAGGATGAATAAGATTGATGGTTTACAGAAGCAGATTAATGATTTAAAGAAGAAGATTAATATTGAAAAAGATAAACCTAAAAAAGAAATCGCTAATAAATTAAAAGCCATAAGAAAAAATATGGGTGAATCTCAAGCTAGTTTTGCTGATTATATGAATATAGAAAGAACCTCATATGTGATGATAGAAAATGCAAGCTCATGGTTAAGCGTAAGAAATTTAATTTTAATATGTGAAGCATTAAGCCTATCCTCTGACGAGTTATTAGGGATTACTAAAGCCAACACAATAAAGCTAAGCCTAGAAACAGGAAAAATTACACCAAGGGAGTTTCTATTACCTAATAATGAAACCAACAACACAGATAAGTGGGATGATATGAGTGATGATAAAGAGCTAAATATAGAATATTGCTTACGTAGAGACTTGGATGTTTTGCGAGCAATGAATGACTCTAAAAATAAAGAGCTGACAACATTGCGACGAGATATTAAAGATCGATTGGATGATATGTATTCTATGTATGATTTATGGAAAGAGCAGAATAACCAGCGACAAGGCTCTGAGTGGGTGAGTGTTGAAAATCTCCATAATGTTAGGCGCAATCTTCAACGTGGAATACAACTTGTGGCTAAAGAAATGGATAGTAATTATGTTGATCTATTTCAAAATGCACTAGACGAGCTGTGTAGAGCTGGTCTTGATTTCCCAGAAACACCAGCACCCGATACACAGGAATGATGATATGCAGGAGTTTATATTTGCTTTAATAATTGGCTTTTTAATATGCCTATTTATTGTATGGCCGTTACTAATGTTTATATTTCTTTTAATTGATGCGTTTTTTGATTGGCTTGAACAAAATGAAAATACAGCCAAACATAGATATTATTTTCTTATTGCATGGTTTAGTTTTTGGCTTGGTGATTTAGTGAGCAAAACAAGCTGGTTATATTGTAGATTGATGCAAGATTCATACTTACTGGATGAAAAATATAATTTTGGCCTATGGAATGACATTTGTGAAGTTAATACACTTAGTTCAAGAATGTGTGAGAAAGGTACTAAGGGCTGCATTAAAAATCATAGACACAAACAAACAGACTAACAGGAATGATGATATGGCTTATTTCGGAGATAGAACACAGGACGAGCTAGATGAAATATATCTTAAGCGAGAAATATTGCGCCAAAAGAAAAAGCTAAAGGCGGTAAGGAAGATTATGCTACAGCCGTTTTTCAAGATGCAGGTAAACAGACTAACAGGGTGATGATATGAATATTAAGCCTAAAAAGCAATTGCGGTATAGTTTTTTACTTGGCTTTTTGTCTGCCATGTTCAGCGTCTCAATGATTCAGGATATGTATGGCAAACATGAATATATAAGGCTAGTAAAGTCTAATTGGATGGATACACACTGGCTTATGTGGTTTGTATTGCTATGCCTAGCTTTAAGCTTATACCACGCATTGAGAAACAGAATTAAAGACACAGACTAACAGGGTGATGTATGAGAGCACGACTTTCCGCAAGAGGTAGAAGATTATTAGATAGTGGTGAGCTATCAGACTTATGGTGGAAAAAGCCTGTCCCTAATGGAGCAATCAAACGTACTGCTATATGGACAATCAAACGC